GCGTACGGGCCTGGGGATCTCGGCCCTGGGTGGTCCTGAGGCTGGCGCTGCGCGCCGATCTCGCGTCGGCCGAGGTGTGAGTGGCGGCTGTCGGGAGGGTCGATTTGAGCGCTCCGCCCTCTCGGGTTGCGATTGCATAACCGCAGCTCACAACCCATGAAAGCGTTACAATGTTCGCTAGACTTGGGGTATGGCGGATCCGAGATGCGAGCAGTGCAACGGCTCCATGCCGGTGCTCGCTCGCCGGCATGCCCGGTTCTGCTCAACCCGCTGCCGAGTGGCCGCACACCGCGCGAAGTCACGGATCCCTGCGGAGATGAAGGATCTAGACCGGTGGGTGCGCCGCTCCGAAACTAAGGTGCCGCTGACGGCGGACACTGGCGAGGCTGCTTCCTCGACTGACCCGGCGACATGGACAAATCATCGGTCCGCGGCCCGTTCTCGGCATGGCGTCGGCCTAGGCTTCGTCCTGGCGTCGGAGGACGGCATCGTCTGCCTCGACCTCGACCACTGTGTACAGGATGGTCAGATCGCCGAGTGGGCGCAGGCCGTCGTGGATGCGTGCCCGCCCACCTACGTGGAGGTCAGCCCGTCTGGAACGGGGCTGCACATCTTCGGCCGTGGGCGCCTGCCGCGCGGTCGGCGCATCCGGCGCTCGGGCGGTGTGTGCATCGAGGCGTACTCCTCGGGCCGGTATATCGCGATGGGCCGCCGCCACGGCGCCGCCCCGCTGGTTCTTGCTGATCTTTCCGCTGTGCTGGCGGAGGTGTTGTAGCGCCCTCCCGACATGGGGCGGTGCTGCTGTCCCGACATGGGAGGTACAAGTCATGGCCGGTATGGGCCCCGCTCCGAAGGATCCGTCGAAGCGAGCTCGGCGAAACAAGGATCCTCAGCCGCAGACGATCCTGCGGTTCGAGCAGGCGGAAGCACCGGAGCTGCCGACGTTCGAGATCGAGAAGGACGGCGCGCTCCTGGAATGGAAGTGGCCAGCGCGCACCGTCGAGTGGTGGGAGGCGTGGAAGGCGTCGCCTCAGGCGGAGCACTTCTCCTCGACCGACTGGCAGTTCCTCCTCGACACGGCGTTGATCCACGCCCGCTTCTGGATGGGCGACCTGTCTGCGGCCGGCGAGCTTCGCCTTCGGGTAGCCAAGCACGGCGCCACCATGGAGGATCGGGCTCGGCTGAGGATGCAATTCGCCCAGGCCGATGAGGCGGACAGCCGCCGACCCGAGGGTGTCGCTTCCTCGCGTGAGCGCCGTGGTGTGCTCCGCGCGCTGCCGGACCCCAAGGCGTCGAACGAGTAGCCATGCCGTGGATACCCCCCGAGCCTGGGGCGGTCCCGACGCTGGGCTACGACGTCATCGACTGGATCGTGGAGATGCTAGCGGCGCCGGATCGCGGCGAGTACGAGCCGTTCGTGCTGTATCCGGAGCAGGAGGACTTCGTTCTCCGCTTCTACGAGATCAACCCGCGGACCGGTAAGCGCCGGTTCCGTCGTGGCGTGATCAGCCGGCCGCGCGGTTGGGGCAAGAGCCCGTTCTTGGCGGCGCTGGCGATCGTGGAGGCGCTCGGCCCCGTGGTGCCGGACGGCTGGGACGCCAACGGCCAGCCGGTGGGCAAGCCTTGGTCTGAGGTGCGGACTCCGCTGGTGCAGATCGCCGCGGTGTCGGAGACGCAGACGAAGAACACGTGGGCGCCGCTGCTGGAGATGCTGCAGGGCCCCGTACTCGACGTCTACGCCGGCTTGGAGCCGCTCGACACCTTCGTGAACCTGCCGCGCGGCCGGATCGAGCCGATCACGTCGTCGGCGAGGACGGTCAAGGGCAACAAGCCGGTGTTCGCGGTGCTCGACCAGACCGAGGAGTGGGTGAAGTCCAACCGCGGTACGCGCCTGGCCGAGGTGATGAGGATCAACGCTGCCAAGGTCGGTGGCACCACGATCGAATCGCCGAACGCGTTCATCCCTGGCGAGGAGTCGGTGGCGGAGCGGTCAGCCCAGTTCTGGGCGGCGATCCGTGAGGGCCGCGCCAAGGACGACGGCCTGTATTACGACCACCGCGAGGCGCCGCCGGAGACCGATCTGGGCGATCGGGTCTCCCTCCTGGAGGGTCTGGCCTACACCTACGGCGACTCCGCTGACGTCAATGGTGGCCACGTCGACTTGGACGTCATCATCGCGACGATCTGGGATCCAAGTACAGATCCGCAGACCGCGAGGGCTGACTTCCTCAACCAGATCACCCACGCGTCCGATTCGTGGCTTGCCCAGCCGGAGTGGGCGGCCTGCGCGAACGCGTCGAAGGTCGTCGCTGATGGCGAGGCGATCGCTCTTGGCTTCGACGGCTCCCGCAAGCGCAACCGCGGGGTCACGGACGCGACCGCGCTCATCGGCTGCCGGGTCTCGGACGGGCATGTCTTTCCGATTGGGATTTGGGAGGAGCCGGAGGGGCCGGCCGCGGATGGCTGGCAGGTGCCGGTAGTCGAGGTTCTTGCCGCAGTGCAGGACGCGTTCTCCCGGTACCACGTGGTCGCCTTCTACGCCGACCCCGCCAAATGGGAGGGCCACGTCGGCGACTGGGAGGCCGAGTTTGGTGCCCAGTTGAAGGTGAAGGCCTCGCGAGATCATCCGATCGAGTGGTGGATGTCGGGCGGCCGTGCGGTCCAGATCGTGCGCGCGACGGAGCGCCTGCACAACGCGATCGTGGACCGTGAGATGACCCACGACGGCTCGCATGTACTGACCAGGCACATGCTGAACGCGCGCCGGCGCGTGTCACGGACGGGCGTGCAGATCGGCAAGGAGCACCCGGACTCGCCGCGCAAGATTGACGCCGCGGTGGCGTCGATCCTGGCATGGGAAGCGCGAGCGGACGCGATTGCCAAGGGCGTCCTGGACGAGGCCGAAGAGATGCAGGGCTACACCTTCTAACGAGGATGCGGGGTGCGCGCGTGCTGGATACCACCCCGCTAACGCCGGACTGGTGGCTGCTGCGGCTGGGCAGGAAGCTGCGGGACCGGCAGATTCAGCTGAACTGCTGGTGGGACTACTACTCGGGGAATCCGCCGCTGCCGCAGGGCCCGAAGGGGCCGGCATCGGTGTACCTGGACTTTCAGCGGAAGGCGCGCACGAACTTTCTCCAGATGGTCGTAGATGCGTCGGTTCACCGGCTGCTGGCGATCGGCTTGACCGACGCTGATGGCCGTTCGGATGACGAGGCGTGGCGGTGGTGGCAGCAGAACCGGATGGACTCCCGGCAGAAGCAGATCTGGCGTACCGCGCTCAGCCAGTCGGAGTCGTACGTGATCGTGGGACCGCACCCGAAGGATCCGAAACGACCGCTGATTACACCGGAGCATCCGCGCGAGGTCATCATCGAGTACGACCCGGTCACCGGGGAACGGCTTGCAGCGCTGAAGGCCTGGTACGACGACATCGAGCAGGTAGGCAAGGCTATGGTCTTGCTCCCGGACGTGATCGTGAAGTATCAGACGGGACGCCGCTCCGGGGGCAGGGCGTTGCCGTGGGGTCCGGAGAACTGGGATCTGCGTAAGGACCCTGAGGAGAACCCGCTCGAAGAAGTGCCAGCGGTGTCCTTCACGTGCGCACCGGAGCTGGGGGAACTGCCGCAGCCTGACTTCGCGCAGGGCATCGACATCCAGGACCGGATCAACCTCAGCATGTTGAACCGGATGACGGCCGAGAGGTATAGCGCCTTCAGGCAGAAGTACGTGACCGGCCACCGTTTCAAGGAGATCAAGGACCCGGAGACGGGTCTGCCAATCCTGGATCCGATCAGCGGGCAGCCGCAGATTGAGCAGCCGTTCCGGCCAGACCCGGGCAGCCTGTGGGCCAGCACAGGGGAGAACGTCAAGTTCGGCGAGTTCTCCCAGACGGACCTGCTCGGCTACCTAAAGACGCACCAGGCCGACATCTTGGACCTGCTGATCCTCACGCACACGCCGGCCTACTACTACGCAGGCGACCTGATCAACGTCAGCGCGGACACGGTGATTGCGCTGGACACCAATCACGTGGCGAAGATCGGCGAATACCAGACTGGGTTCGGCGAAAGCCTTGAGGACATGTTCGGCCTGGCCGCGAAAATCGCCGGGTCTGATCGTGACTTCGTGTCGTCGGAGATTCGATGGAAGGACCCCCGCCAGCTCAACCCGAGCGTGGTCGCCGACATGGCCACGAAGATCAAGAGCATCGGGTATCCGCTGGGAGTCGTCGCCGAGCGCATGGGCGAATCACCACAACAGGTCAAACGCATCACCGCCGGCCAAGCCGCCGAGTCGTTCCTGACCGCGTCACTCAACCCGGCCATCGCCCAGCAGCAAGCCAGACAGGCACCTCAAGAGCGTCCAGCACCGGACAACCTCGACTAGGAGGAGCCGGGTGGCGTACGAGCAGCAGGCAGCCATCGCCGCCGCCTACATCGCCTCCACCGTCGAACTTCGGGCGTCGCTGCTCGACGCGATCGTGGAGCTGTTCCGCAGGCTCACCTCCTGGCGGGACGCAGACGCCGACCGCTTCGTGGCAGCGGCGGTCCCGATGGTGGCAGGCGCTCAGCAGGCCATGGCCCGCATCACCGACTCCTACATCGCGGCGATGCTGTCCGACCTGCTCGGCGAGGACGTCGAGCCGCTCGGGTTCAGCCTCGACGAAGAATTACGCGGCGTGGCGCCCGAGGAGGTGTATCGGCGGCCGTTCACCCAGATCTGGACGGAGTTGTCCGAAGGGTCGCTGCTGCGCGACGCGGTCAAGGTCGGCGAACGCCGCGCTGAGGGGCTCGCTGCTACCGACCTGGAGCTGGCCAAGACGCATGCTTCCCGGGAGGCGCTCGAAGGCCACGAGGACGAGCGGATCGCCGGCTACCGCAGGGTGCTGACCGGTGCGGAGAACTGCGCCATGTGCGTGCTCGCGTCCACGCAGCGCTACCACATCGCCGATCTGCTGCCGATCCATCCCGCGTGCGACTGCGGGGTGGCGCCCATCGTCGGCGACGACGACCCAGGGCAGACCATCAACTCGGTCATCGTCACCGAAGGCGTCCAAGCGCTCCGCACGAATGAGCACGGCGTGAAAGTGTACGCCGGCGACCAGCTCACAGACCTCGGGGAGCTCCTGGAGCCCCTCCACGAGGAGATCGAGAAGCGTTTCGGCAGATCCGACAGGGGCGGCCGAGCTCTCGACTACCGCAAAGTGCTCACCGTGCATCAGCACGGCGAGATCGGCCCGGTGCTCGCCATCAAGGGCCAGCACTTCGCGGGCCCAGGCCAGATCCACACCCATTGACCGCCCGCCATGGGCGTACGTCCCGACATGGGAGATCACCCGCATGAACAGTGCCGTGCTGCCCGTCCACCCGTACACCGGCCTCCAGGCCCTTGCGTTGCTGCCCTCGGGCAGGATCGTGTGGCCGATCATGGGAGGTTCCGGCGACGGGGGACAGCCGCAGGGGACGCCGGAGCCCGCCACGGGCCAGACCGCCCCCACCACGCCCGCGCCGGCACAGTCCGCGCCCACCCAGCAGCCTGCCCAGGCCGCCACGGGGGATCGCGGCTACCCGGAGAACACGCCGGTCGCCGACATGACCGTCGAGCAGCAGGCCGCCTACTGGAAGGCTCACGCGCGTAAGCACGAGGACCGGCTGAAGGCGATCGAGGTCACCCCGGAGGAACTCTCACGACTGCGTGAGGCCGACGCGGAGATGCAGCGCCTGGCCGATGCGAGCCGCACCGATATGGAGCGGGTCGAAGCGCGCGCCACAGCCGCTGAGCAGCGCATCGCTGTGATGGAGCCCGAACTGCTGAGGCTGCAGGCCGCCATCAAGGCCGCCCTGCCCGCCGAAGTGTCGGCCAAGCTCATCGCGGGCGCCCGCCGAATCGTCGGCACCACCTCCGAGGAGTACGAGGCCGACGCGGCCGACTACTTCGGGTCAGCGCCGATCCAGTTCGCGCCGCCTGCCCCGCCCGTTCCTCCGGCTCTGGACCAGGGCGCCCGGCAGACCGGCAAGCAGGCGCCGAGCGTGGCCGCAGGACGGGACCTGTGGGCCGAACGGCACGGCAACAAGACCACCTGACCTCCCTGAGGAGACATAATGGACCTCTCTCTGAGGACCGAAAACTTCGCTTTCGACGACCAGTCATGGCTCGGCTCCGCCCACGGAACCGACGCCGCCCGCACCATCACTCTCGACACCAGCGCGTTCACGGCGGGAACGCACTACCCCGACGGGTACTTCAAGAGCGGTATCCCGCTCGGCCTGATCACCGCGACGGGCAAGTACGGTCCGTACAACGACGCCGCCGCGAATGGCACCGAGGTTCTCGCGGGGTTCCTGTTCTGCGCCGTGGACGTGCCGCCCGTCGACACGATCGACATCGGCGCCGCCATGCTCGTGCACGGCATTGTCATCGAGTCCAAGCTCCCGGTCGTGGTCAACGCCGCCGGCAAGGCCGACGTCGCCGGCCGCATCATCTTCGCCTAAGGGGTCCTGATGCTGATCAACACTGACTACATCACCCCGGCGGAGCTGACCGGCTACGTGCGGGCGGGCGCCTGGGAATGGGCGCGCAACCAGTTCAGTCTCGCGCGCTGGCTGCCGAACAATCCGATCGACGACCTGGACTTCCGCTTCACCCGCGGCGGTGATGGCCTGATTGAGGCCGCCTCGTTCCGCGCCTACGACGCCGAGTCTCCGATCGGGTCACGGCCGGGCGTCATCCGCGTGTCCGGCGAACTGCCGCCGATCAGCCGCAAGATCCGGCTCGGCGAGTACGACCGGCTCCGGCAGCGGAAGCTGGACGACCGGATCCGGGGCGCGCTCATGACGGACGCCGAGCGGATGGTGCGCTCCATCATGGCCCGCATGGAACTGGCCCGCGGCGATGCGCTCGTCAACGGCAAGGTGTCCATCGCCGAGAACGGCCTCATCGTGGAGGCCGACTTCGGCCGGTCGTCGTCGATGTCCGTGGCTCCGGCCACGCTGTGGTCCAACACCGCGACGGCGACGCCGCTGACCGACCTGCTGACGTGGCGAGAAACCTACATCACCACGAACGGCGAACTGCCCGGCGCGATCGTCACCAGCACGCGGGTGCTGAACTACCTGCTGCGCAATGCCGAGATCCGCCAGCTCGCCGCAACCGCCCTTGGCACGCCCACCCTGGTCGCGCCCAGCATGCTCGGCCAGGTGTTCGAGGCGCACGGCCTGCCCCCGGTCCACACCTACGACGCCCAGGTGAAGGTGAACGGGGCGGCCACCAAGGTCATCGCCGACGACAAACTGTTGCTGCTGCCCGCAGCCGGCGATGCCAACACCCCCGAAAGCAGCGATCTGGGCGCCACCCTGTGGGGTACCACGGTCGAGGCCACCAGCCCGAAGTACGCGATCGAGATGGGTGAGGAGCCCGGCATCGTCGCCGGCTCGTACGAGGACGAGGACCCGATCGCCCTGTGGACCAAGGCGTCTGCGATCGGCCTGCCGATCCTGGCCAACCCCGACCTCAGCATGGTCGCCGACGTCGCCTAGGAGGAGATCATGGCGCGACTGACGACCACGGTATACGTCGTGGACCCGGATGGGCGTAACCGCCCGTTCGGGCCCGGCGCAGACCTGCCCGACTGGGCGGTCACGCAGATCAGCAACCCGGACGTGTGGGACGGCCACGTGCCCGACCATCTTGCCCAACCGGCCAAGGGCGGCGAGGGCGCCCGCCAGGGCGATGAGGTGTCCGCCCAGAAGGGCGGGGGCCAGGCTCCGCCTCGGGCCGGCAAGGGGTCAGGGCGTGACGCCTGGGCCGCCTACGCCGCCGAGCGCGGCGTTCAGGTGGACGACGATGCCTCGCGGGACGACATCATCGACCAACTCACCGAGCGCGGACTCATCGACTGATGGCGTACGCGACGCTCGCCGACTACGAGGCACGCCACGGCAGCGTCTGCTCCTCCGAGCAGATCAACCAGGTAACGGCGCTGCTGGAGGACGCCTCTGCGCTCATCGCGGCGATCCTGCCTGCCGGATACACACCGGCGGTGGAACTGACCCGTGCGGTCGCGGTCTCGGTGGCGTGGCGCGGAATCACCAACCCGGGCGGACTACGGGCGCGGACGGTCGGCGGCGTCTCGGAGTCGTACGGCGAGGACGGCGGCCTGTACCTGACCGATGCCGAGCAGCGGATGCTGCTGGCCGCCTACAACGCCGATCACTCCACCGCCTACACCGTGGAACTCCGCGACGACGGCCTGCGCCGCCCTTCGTGTAGGTGGTGACAGGGGTGTTCACCGGAGGTCAGTCCATCACGCTTGTGCGCCGAGTCGAATCCGGCCGCGACGCGCACGGCAACCCGGTCTACACGCAGACCCGCAGCACAGTGGGCGGCTGCTCGGTGCAGCCGCTCACCAGTAGCGAGCAGCTCGCTGGCAATGTCCAGGTGCAGGGCCGCTGGCGGCTGTTCGCTCCCGCCGGCCTGGACCTGGATGGCATCGACGCGATCGAGTCGGGCGGGCTGACATTCGAGGTCGACGGCGAAGCCCAAGAATGGCCTGACCTAGCCGGGCGTCGTGACCATGTCGAGGTGTTCCTGAGGAGAGTGACCGGGTGAGGATCCTCGCCAGGCTGCACGCATACCCGCCCGTCCACAACGCGGGCGCCGAATGGGCGGCGCACGCACTCCTTCGGGCGCTCGCCCAGCGCGGACACCGGGTGGAGGTGTGGCTTTCGGAGGTGGCGGGCCGCATCCCGTTCGACCTCGACGGAGTGCACGTCATCCCGGCTGCCCCTGCCCAGGACTTCTCCCAGGCAGTACGCACCAGCGACGTGGTTGTCTCGCATCTGGAGAACGTCCGCGCGGCCGCGGCCGCGGCCCGAGGGTGGGGCAAGCCGCTGGTGGTGTTGTGCCACAACACCTTCCCAGCGACCTTCCGCGCGGTCGGATCCGGCACGACCGCCCTGGCCGTCTACAACAGTCAGTGGATGGCTGAGGCTGCGGCACGGCACTTCGCCGAGCACCCCGACCTTGTCCGCCCGGACCGGGAGGTCGTGGTCCGGCCTATCGTCAACGCCGACGACTACCGAACTACACCCGGAGACGCCGTCACGCTGGTGAACCTCTACCAGCCGAAGGGCGCCGACCTGTTCTGGCGGCTGGCCGAGGCCATGCCCGAGCGGCGGTTCCTTGCAGTGCGAGGCTCCTATGGCGAGCAGGTCGAGAAGGACCTGCCGAACGTCGAGATCATCGACAACGTGCCCGGCGACCAGATGGCAGAGCGGGTCTTCGCCCGCACCCGGGTACTGCTCATGCCGTCGACGTACGAGTCGTGGGGCCGCGTCGGCGTCGAGGCGCTCGCTTCCGGCATCCCGGTGATCGCCCACCCGACATCCGGCCTTCGCGAGTCCCTCGGCGACGCAGGCATCTTCGTGGACCGTGACGACGTGGACGCCTGGGCAGGGGAACTGCGCCGTCTCGACGACGCGGAGGTGTGGCAGAGCGCGGCGGAGGCGGCCAAGCAGCGGTCTCAGGAGCTTGATCCGTCTGAGGACCTCGCGGTGTGGTGCGAAGCCGTGGAAGGTCTGGTCAGCGCCAGCCCTGCGGCGGCGGCCCCTGCGGCGGCGGTGGAGCCTGCCCGAGCAGCCGCGCCTTCTGCCACTCGAACTCGTCCCGCGTCATCGCGCCGGCCTGCACGAGCTGCCACATCTGCCCAAGCTGATCAGCCACAGTAGGTGCCTGCTGCACCGGCTGCTGCTGAGGGGCGTGCAAACGGGCGATCTCGTACTCGATCGCTCGGGCCAACTGCTCGAACTCGGCCTGCTGGCTGCGCCGGAACACGACACTGTTCTCATCATTGACGGCGTCCGCGGTCTGACGGCCGAACCGGCCGCGGCGTTCCACGCCTCCAGCAATGCCGAACTGGATGAACCCGTTGTTGATCGGGCCGGCAGGCTTGATCTGAACGGACGCGATCTGGCTGATGTGGATCCGCTTGTCGGCGTTGCCCACGACGAAGCGGGTCAGCCCGCGATGGCTGATCGTGACGAACTGGCCGTCGAACTCCACGCATCCGCCTAAATGGCCCTGTGCACGCATTGCGCTTCTCCTCCCGGTAGCCCCCTAAGACGCTTTCGTACCGCACCTGGTTGACGCGGGAGGTGTAAATGGCTCAGCGGGCACGCTTCACGCCTGACTACAAGGGCGTTGGACGAATCCTCCGCTCTCGACAGATGCAGCGGGAGATGCAGCAGGTCGCCGAGCAGGTCAAGTCGAAGGCCGAGGCCATCGCACCCCGCGACAGCGGCCAGTACGCGGCTTCATTCCGCGTCGAAGTCGGTGTTCGGGAGGACAACTCCCGGGCACAGGCGAAGGTCATCAACGACGACCCGATCGCCTCCTACGTGGAATGGGGCACGTCGCGGACGCCGCGCCACCGCGTGCTTGGCAGGGCGGCCGGCTTCGAATGATCGACATCGAAGCAGTGCTCATCGCCTGGCTCGAAGCTCACGTGGACGACGTACGCGCCTCGACGGAGACACCGCCGGATCTGGACAGTCGCCTGCCCTGGCTGCAGGTCGTGCGCCTTGGCGGCCCGTACGACGGATTCCGCCGCGACCAGCCCACCGTCGACATCGTCGCTTTCGCCAGCAACGGACCCGCCGCGTCCTCGCTCGCGCTCCAGGTACAAGACCTCTTGCATGAGCAACTCGAAGGCTCCGTTGCTGGGGGAGCGGTAATCAACCGGATCGACACCGTCACCGGGCCCCACCACGTGCCGTACGACAACCCGGGGATGCGCCGCTACGAGGCCACCTATCGGCTCGTCGTCCATCCCGCATAACCCCGATCTGATCAGCCCCGGCGCCGCCCCGGCCCGGGGCTTTCGCATGTCCGGACCAGTGAGATCTAGGAGCTCATCATGGCCAACATCATCCGCGCTGCCGATCTCGCGCTGGTCGGCAGCAACGGCGGCGCCTGGGTGGCGCCGCTGGGGACCGCCCAGCCGACCGACCCCGCCGCAGCGCCGACCGGGGCGTGGCTGGCGATCGGCGCCATCAGCGAGGATGGTCTGACCAACGGTGTGGACGAGGACTCCGAGAGCTTCACGCCGTGGGGCCTTAACTCGCCGTTCCGGACCGTCGTCACGTCTTCGGTGCGCACGTTCTCGTTCACCGCGTGGGAGACGATGCGCCCCATCGTCCGGTCCCTCCACTACCGGGTGGCCGTGGCCAGCCTCGCCCCGGACGTCGACGGGATCACCACGTTCGCCGAAACCGCCACCCAGGCGCCCGACCGGCGCTCGTGGCTGTTCGACGTCTACGACGGCACCACCTGGGAGCGGTTCTACGTCCCCGAGGGCGAGATCACCGAACGCAACGAGGTCACCTACGCGCAAGGTGAGATGTCCGGCTACGAGTGGACCATCTCCACCTACCCGGACGCCCTGAACAACCTTGTCTACCACAGCTACTACGCCCCCGCGGTTGAGGAGTACATGTCCTGATGGCAACCCCGAAGAAGATCATCAACCAGGCCGGTGAGCCGGTCTCGATGTTCTCGCTGCGCGCCCGCAAGCGGGAGGCGACGCAGGAGCCGTTCGTGTTCGACGTGGATGGCGAGTACTTCACCATGCGGTCGCCGGCCTCGGCGGACTGGCAGGTCACCGCCGACCTCGGCACGGGCGAAGGCAGCCTGCGCAAGTACGTGGCCGAGCTGCTCGGCGAGGACTATGAGCGGTTCTGCAAGCTGCCGGACATTTCGGCGGAGGACATCAACGCGCTGATTGAGGCCGCGACCAAGCACTACACCGGAGCGTCTCGGGGGGAATAGCCGGCCTCGCCGTCCTGCTCGCCGAAAACTACGATGACGTCGAGGCTGACCTGTGGATGCACTGCCGTATTGACGTGCGTGATCTTTGGAGGGAGGGAGGCGGCGAATCGCGGCTGAGCTGGCGGTTGCTGGGGAACCTGGTTCGCCATCTGCCGCCCGAGTCCGCAACCAAGACGGCGTTACGCAACCGGATGAGTGACGCCGAGATCGCCCAGGCCGCGAAGTCGGCCGACCCGTCTCAGGGGCAGTGGTCGCAACTGGAGATGCTGATGGCCAGCGTCAGCGACAAGCTGAGTTGGCTGCTCCACATCACGCTGGTGGCCAAGGGCGGCAAGCCGAAGAAGCCCGAGCCGACACCACGCCCCGGCGTGAAGGCGAAAGGCAAGAAGACCCGCCCCGCGCTCACACCTGACCAGGCTGAAGCCGTGATGCGCCGCATCAACGGCGGTGACCTTCCTGGGCGATGGCTGCAGAGCAGGCCAGGGCGAGCAACCGACCAGCCACACCCGCACTGAATCCGCCCACCCGCCCACGCCTGAAAGGGAGGTGGGCTGGTGGCTGAGTTCCAGGCCGGTCAAGTCGTCGTCCCGGTCATCCCGTCCGCGCAGAACTTCATCAAAGACCTGAAGAAGCAGGTCATCGCTGGTGCCTACCCGCTGGGGCAGGAGATCGGCAAGGAGATCCAGCGCGGCATCTCCGACCAGATGAAGGGCATCTACGAGCCCTTCAAGGAGGAGACACAGAAGCAGCGCCGCCAGGCGCCCAAGGACGGCGCCGAGGTAGGTGGCGCATTCGCGACAGGCTTCAAGAAGCGCCTCGAAGCCGCTCTGAAGACTCTGCCGAAGGTCGAGCTGGACGCTGATGCCAGCCCCGCGCAGAAGCGCGTCCAGGAGCTGCGGACCCAGCTTGCCGCTCTGGCGGACAAGAAGGTCGGCGTTGACATCGACGCTGAGGCAGCCGTCACCGAACTGCGCACGATCAAGTCGCAGCTACAGGAGCTGGAGCAGACCGCCGACATCGCGGTCCGGGCTGATGTTGGCGCCGCACTAGCCCAGCTCAACACGCTGGATGCGGCAGTGACCAAGCTGGAAGGCGAGACCGCCACTGTCGAAGTGGACGTGGACGCCGGAGAGGCGGCCACTGAGCTGGCGGCGACCGAGGTCGAAGTAGCCCGCCTTGACGGGCGCACGGCCAACGTCCAGGTTGACGTGGACGCCGCCGGCGCCTTGGCGCAACTCGGTCTCGTCACCGCGGCTCTGGCGGCTCTACCGGCCGTAGCAGCCGCAGGCTTGGGCGTAGGCGGACTGGCTGGGGCGGCAGCCGTGGCCGGCGTAGGCATGGGCGCCTTGGCCGCGGTCGCGATCCCCAGCATTACCCGCATCAACGACGCGATGAAGGCCCAGGAGCAGGCGACCAAGGCCGCCCAGTCGGCCACCGCCAGCGCCGCGGGCACCGCTCAGCAGGCAGCGATCCAGGCCTTGAACATGGCTGCCGCCGAGCAGCGGGTGGTCGACGCCAAGAAGGCGGCCAAGGATGCTGAGGACGAACTGACGCGCGCCCGGCAGGAGGCGAAGCGGGCCGCCGAAGACCTGAACCGGGCGGTCGCCGCCTCGGCGCTGTCTCAGGAGGATGCCGCGCTCGCCGTGCGCGAGGCCGAGGCCGAGCTGGATCGGGTCAGGTCCGACCCCAAGGCGACGGATCTGCAGCGGGAGCGCGCAGAGCTGTCCTACCGGCAGGCCGTGGCCCGCTTGGAGGATGAGCGGGTCCGGACCAAGCGTCTCCAGGACGAGAAGAAGGCCGCGGACAAGGCCGGCATCGACGGGTCGAAGCAGGTTGTCGCCGCCCGCGACAAGATCGCTCAGGCTAATAAGCGGGTCGAGGACGCCGAACGCCAACTGAAGATCATGCAGCTTCAAGCTGCGGCAGCGGCCAAGACGGCCTCGGCGGCTCAACGTGGCACGGTCGCCGAGATGGTGAAGTTGTCGCCGGCGGCGGCCACCGCAGCCCGGCAGATCCAGGCGTTCAAGGACGCCTACCTGGCGTGGCAGCAGAAGCTTGAACCCGCGGTTCTACCAGCGGTGACCGGCGCGCTGAAGGTGCTGCAGGGCCTGTTCAACCCGCTCGCCCCGGTCATCAAGGGCGTCTCCGGTGCTTTGGTCGGGCTGGAGAAGGACGCATCGAAGGCGCTGGGCGGCAAGTTCTGGACGGACTTCTTCGCCCAGATCAGCAAGCAGGCACCTGGCGCGGTCACCGGTTTCGGCAAGGCGCTGATGGACGTCGGCACCGGGGTGGCCGGCGTCGTCAAGGCGTTCCTGCCGTTCGTCCCCACCATCGTGGGCGGCATTCAGAAGATCGCCTCCGGGTTCGCAGCCTGGGGCAAGGGGCTCGGCCAGTCCTCAGCCTTCAAGACCTTCGTGTCGTTCGCCGCGGCCCAAGTGCCCAAACTGATCGCGCTGTTCAAGAATGTCGGAGCGGCGATCGGCAACATCGTCTCAGCCCTCGCGCCGTTCGGATCAGCCGCCCTATCAGGAATCTCGGCCCTGGTTGGCTGGATAGCGAAGCTGAGCCCATCGGCGATCCAGGCCATCGCCATCGCGATCGGCGGGATCGTCCTAGGGGTCAAGGCGTGGGCGATTGCTCAGCGGGTGCTCAACGTCGTCCTGTCGAAGAACCCGATCGGCCTGATCATCACGGCGATCGGGCTGCTCGTGGCCGGCCTGACGTACGCCTACCAGAACAGCGAGACCTTCCGGAACATCGTCGACCAAGCCTTCAAGGTCATCGGTCAGGTAGCGACCTGGCTGTGGACCAATGTGCTCCAGCCGGTGTTCCAGGCCCTGGTCGCCCTGTGGCAGAACGTGGTCGCCCCCGCGGTGACCTGGCTCTGGCAGACGATCATCAAGCCGGCTTTCGAAGCGATCGGCGCTGTCATCGCCTGGGCATGGGAGAACGTCATCAAGCCGGCGGTGGCTGCGCTAGTGCTGTACTGGCAAAACATCCTCGCACCGGTGATCACCTGGTTGTGGCAGAACATCGTCAAGCCGGCGTTCGACGCCATCGGCGCTGTGATCAAGTGGGCGTGGGAGAACCTGATCAAGCCTGCCGTAGCGGCGCTCGTCCTGTACTGGAAGGTGGTCCTCGGCCCGGCGATCTCGTGGCTGTGGAACAACGTCGTCAAACCGGCGTGGGACGCCATCTCCAAGGCAGTCAAGTGGGCGTGGGAGAACGTCATCAAGCCGGCCGTCGCCGCCCTTGTCCTGTACTGGAAGACCATCCTCGGCCCAGCCATCTCCTGGTTGTGGAACAACGTGGTCAAGCCAGCCTGGGATGGGATCTCGGCAGGCATCAAAACCGCTTGGGAGAAGGTCATCCAGCCCGCGGTCAAGGCGTTCTGGACCTTCATCAGCGAGACCCTGCCGAACGGTTTCAAGCGCGGCGTCGAACTGATCGGCAAGTTCTGGGACGGCCTCAAGGAGGTCGCTAGGAAGCCGGTCAACTTCGTGATCGAAACCGTCTACAACGGCGGCATCGTCAAGCTGTGGAACGTCGTCGCTGACGCTCTCGGGCTCAAGGACAAGAAGCTGTCCCCGATCCCGGCGCTGGCCACGGGCGGCATCCTTCCTGGCTACACACCAGGAAAGGACGTTGGCATCGCCGCGGTGTCCGGTGGCGAGGCGGTGATGCGGCCAGAGTGGACCCGCGCTGTGGGCTCGGACTTCGTGCACGGCGCCAACAAGGCAGCCCGCTCCGGCGGCATCTCCGGCGCCGCAAACTTCATGAGGGAACGCTTCGTGGGTGGGTTCGCCAGCGGCGGCATCGTCGGCGACATCCTCGCCCAGGGCGTGCGAATCGGGGCCGAGAAGTTGCTCAACCCGATCCTGGACAAGGCGGCCGAGGCGATGGGCGGCTCCCAGTGGGGGCAGATGCTCGTCTCCTGGCCGAAGAAGATGGTCGCCGACGTCATCAAATTCCTCGAAGGCAAGGAAGCTGCGGCCGGCGGTGCGGGAGCTGGTAAGGCGCTGGCGTTCGCGCGGGCGCAGATCGGCAAGGACTATCAGTGGGGCGCTACGGGCCCGAACACCTTCGACTGCTCCGGCCTGACCATGCGGGCGTGGCAGGCGGGCGGGCGGAAGGACATCCCGCGAACCTCGCAGCAGCAGATGGGCTGGGTGCAGCAGGTGAACAAGCCTGTCCCAGGTGCGCTGGGCTTCCCGCACCCGGGACACGTGTGGATGTACGTCAACCCGAACACCATCATCGAGGCCCCGCAGACCGGCCTCAAGGTCCGCCAGGTGGCCGCGCGCGCCGCTCAGGTGATCGGAGTCCCGCCCGCAAAGTACGACTCGGGCGGCTACCTGCCGACCGGGCACAGCCTGGTCTACAACGGCACTGGCCGGCCTGAGCCGGTGCTCACCGACCAGCAGTGGCAGTCCATGGCAGGCGCTACCAGAGGCGGCGACGGCCCTCTCGTCAACATCGATGAGTTCCACGCCACCCCTCAGCAGTCGCCGCAGTCGATCGCGCGGGAGCTGTACTGGCTGTCCAAGAGTCGGCCCCGCTGACCACCCCACCACAAGAAGGAGGCGGCATAGCCGTGCCCTGGACACCCGAATCGGGTCAGACGTTCGGCTCCTACATGCGCGGCGGCGAACCCCTCGGCGAGGGCCGCACCGCCGACGTGGTGACCGGCGAGCGGACCTGGGCCACCAAGGACCAGGTCCGCGAGGGCCGCACCGAGGACGGTAGCCGCTACAAGACCACCACCGACCAACTCGGCAACCGCGTGACCGAACGCACGGACGGCCGAGGCCGGCAGCGCAAGGACGTCAACATCATTCTCAGATAGGAGGCGTCTGTGGCGCTGACCCAAGACGGCTGGTTCAACGACACCATGGTCAAGGCGCTGTCCAACACGATCGCGTTGAACCTGGCCGACACCACGCCCGGCACATTCAAAGGCGCCCTGTACGAGGAGACAGCCACCCCCAACTTCTCGCAAGTCAACCCCGCCTACGGGACAGCTCCGCTGAACGCCGACGAGTCGTCCGGGCCCGGCTACACCGCGGGCGGCAGCAACCTGACCGTGGTGTCCTTCGCGGAACTGGCCTCGGCAGCGAACAAGCTCGGCTGGAAGCTGAACGCGATCGAGTGGACCGAGTCCACCATCGACGCCGCCGGGCTGCTCATCTACGTGCCGGCCCTCAGCAACAGAGCGGTGCTGATGCGCTACTTCGGCCAGGAGTACTCCACCGCCGACGGGACCTTCTCCGTCACGTTCGCCACTGACGGCGTGTGGCGGCAGGTCCTGCGCAACACCGCCTGACCCGATCCGCTTACGACTCTCGCCCGAGCCTTCGGCCGGGCCTTTCGCATGTTAGGAGGCCGATCGTGGCCAAGGCCGGCTACTCGATCGTCACCGGCGGAGCCGTCTCGTTGTCGGCGTCAACCACCAAGAGCGTCCTCGGCGTCAAGGCCGCGGCCGACTTCGGGATCGATCTGAAGAAGATCTGGTGGGGGTTCACCGGCACCACCGCCTCGGAGGCGCCAGTGACCTGCGAACTGTGCTACTGCACGTGGGGTGCGAACGGGCCCGGAACCAACTCCACCAGCGTCACCCCTGCGCAGGTGTACGGGCGGACCATCGCCCACGGGGTGACCGCGGCGAAGAACTGGACTACCGAACCCACCACCCTGACGGTGATCGGCGAGATCCCCCTCACCCCGAACGGTGGGTCGCTGCTGTACGACATTCCGCTGGGGGACACGCCAGACTCCGCACCAGATCACGGGTTCGTCCTGCGATTCACCGCCGGCGCGAGCGTGAGCGTCCGGGCGTCGATGTTCTTCGAGCGCTGCTGACGATGCCGATCACGATCCACACCAGCCCGGCTGTGGTCAGTGGTGAGCAGCCGACTATCACCACCGCCTCGTTCACGTCCGTCTCCAACGGCATGCTGATCGCGATGGTGATGGCCACCTCGGACTCGGCGCCAACCGTGTCCGGCGGCGGGCTGACCTGGACCCGTCAGGTGCAGAACGTGAGCAGCCAGGAGTACGCCGAGATTTGGACGGCTCCGGTGGCGGCCGGCGCGAGCATGACGGTGTCGGCCACCATCGGCGGCAGCCTCAACGCGCTCGGTCTCAAAGTCGATGTGATCTCCGGCCAGCACCCCAGCAGCCCGATCGGCACCAACGGGACCGGGGCCACGACCACCAACAACGCCACCGTGACCGGGTATGTGAGCACCGCGAACGCGAGCCGCGGCTGGTGCGCTGCTCGTGAAGGCGAAGCAGCAGGATCACCTACATCGACCGACACGGGATTCGGCTGGACGTACACCGTGTCGGGCCTGGTCCCCTACGCCGGAATCGCTCTGCGCAAAGCCGCAGACACCACCAACAGCGGCACCACGGTCACGTTCAACATGGACGCAGCCGGCGAGAGCGCAGCCAACTGGCGGTGGGCCGCCCTGGAAGTCATCCCGGCGCCTCCTCCCAATCCGCGTGCTCCCGTCATGCCGCCCACGGCCCTCCACCGCGCCGCATCCTGGTAAAGGGGGCACTGCATGGCCCGCGCGGGACGCTCATACCCGAACAGGCCCCACCTGGGCCGCCACCCGCGCAACTGGGACTGGCTTCTCACGCTGCCCGCGTTCGAGACCACCTCCGAGTGGCCCGCCGTGGTGGTGGACACCCCGAACGCCAGCCTGTTTCTCGGCAACTTCGAGACCACCTCCGAGTGGCCGCCCCCCGCGCTGGCCTACGACTACCACCTGACGCTGCCGGTCTTCGAGACCACCTCCGAGTGGCCCACGCTGACCGCAGCGGTGCCGATCCTGCCCGGCGACTCGATCACCGGGAACTACCAGATCGAGTACAACGGCACCCTGTTCGGCGGATACGGCAACGTCTACCAGATCATCGCCGACTCGGTTGAGGGCTGGGACGATCTGCCCGCCATGGATTCGGCGAACGTGCCCCGCCCCACCTGGCACGGATCATGGCCCGGCAACCTGCGATCACAAGAACGCCAGGTGACTGCCACTGTCGCCGTCAACGTCGGCCCCGACGACGACTTCGCCGGCACCATCGCCACCCTGCGGCGCCTGCTCGCGCCGCCAGTAGGCGAGACCGGTGCCCCGCTCGTCGTCAGCACCCGCGACGAAGTGCTGCTGTGCCCTGAAGCGGTCGTCGACACCCGCACCATGCCGATGAGCTCCTACCACGCCGGCTGGGTGCCAGTGGCGGTCCGTTGGATCTGCGCCGACCCGCGACGCTACAACGTCATCCGCTCCGGCATCACCATCCCGGCCGGCGCCACCGTAGACATCAGCAACGCCGGGAACGTTGCCGCGCACCCGCTGCTGCGCATCGACGGTCCCGCCGTGAACCCGACCATCACGAACACGACGCTAGATCGCAGCCTGTCATTCCTGCTCACCGTGGCCGAAGGGGAGCGGCTCACCATCGACACCGACGCAGGTAACGCCACCGTCGACGGCGAGAACGTGCTGACCACCCTCGTGGGCACCTCAGCGCCGGTCGGCGACTTCACCTTCGAGCGTGGCATTAACGAGATCACCTTCACCACCGACTCCGGCGGCGCCGCTGGTCTTGTAGCGCTGTACCGAGACGCCTGGCTGTAGCCGAACCAACTGCGCACCTGGGGGTGAGGGTTGCCCGCCAAGGTCCGATCCGCCTCCAGCGCCGCCAACGCCGGCGACACCATCATGGTGGACAAGCCAGCCCAGACGGCTCTCGGTGACCTGCTGATCGCCATCCACTTCAACAACGTTGGCACCACCGGTACGGCCGCGCCTGGCTGGTCACCGATCGGGTCCATCTTCGCCGGCGGGTTCCTTGCCGCCCGCGTATGGCAGCGCACCGCCAGCGCAGCGGAGCCGGACACCTACCAGTTCCGGCAGCCGCACAGCGCCTCCGGCACCGCGCACATCGTCACGGTGCAAGGCGCCGACCTGACGGTTTCCCCGCAAGTTGAACTCGACTTGGTGCTGGCCGAGGACGCGCCGACGCCCAGCGTCACACCGGCCGCAGGCTCTCATCTGGAGATTCGCGCCGCAGCCGTCACCCCCTACGTTGGGCAGACCATCACCTGGCAGGCACCCGGCGGATATGTGCTGCGCGGGGACGAGCAGGAAGCGTTCCAGGTCACCTCCGCGGTGGCGACGCGCCAGCTCAACAGCAGCGCCCCAAGCGGTATCAAGACATTCGTCTTCGACCCGCGCGAGAACCGGTTCGGCGCCGCGGTCAGCATCTCGCTGGCGTCGGCGGACAGCGAACCCGAAACCGGGCCACCGCCCCCGGTGTTCACCCCGGGGCGCGGATCAGCCCTGTACCGGTGGGTCTTCACCCGCTGGGACGGCACCTACCTGGACGACCTGGAACTGGTCAACGTCACCTTCGACAAGAGGATCGGCCAGGCCGGCAGCTTCTCCGCCACCATCCCCATCACTTCAGCCAGGATCCGTGACCGTGTCGCCCGGGTCATCAGCCCCAACCCGGCCGACCTCGGCGTAGGCCCCGGCGTGGTCACCTGCCAAGTGCTGCGGGCAGGCGTCCCCTGGGGGGAGTACTGGATCACCGCGGCGTCGGTATCCCGTTCGGGCCGAGAGGCGCCCAGCATCTCGCTGACCGGGTCCACCATGGATGCCTACATGACTCAGGTCGAGATCCAGGACAACCTGACGTTCGAAGGCGAAGACCAGATCGACATCGCCCGAGCGCTGATCGAGTCGATGCAAGCCCGCGACCACGCCGGCCTGCGGCTCATCACCCAGGACGGGATCAGCAGCGTCCCCCGGGACCGCACCTACCTCGCTAACGAAGGCTCCTACGGGCAACGTCTCCAGGAACTCGCGCAAGCCGACAACGGCTTCGAATGGACGGTCAACATTGTCGCCGGCCCCTCCGGAGTCGAGCGACACTGGGTGTGGGGAGCCCCCACCCTCGGCAGCAGCCAGGTGGCGCACGTCTTCTCCGACGCCCGCGGCGACATCCTGTCCTGGTCGGAAGAGATCGACGCTCTCCGTGGTGGAACCTACTGGCGGGCGCGAGGCGACTCCGCCAGCGACGACGCCTCCACCACCGGCACATCACTCATGTCCGCGCCGGCCCTCGCCGAAGCTCATCTCGCGGCCGGCTGGCCGCGGCTGGACCGCACCATCACTTACTCCAGCGTCTCGCAGCAGACCACTCTGGACGACTACGCCGCCTACTGGGCTGCGAACGCCCCCGGCGCGCTACGGGTCGACTCCATCACCGTGGCGCTCGGCAAGACCCCCACGTTCACGCCCAACAACCTGGGCGATCAGGCTCGGATCTTCCTGCACAACGAGTGGCATCCAGCCCAATCCCGCGTGCGCCGCATCATCGGGATCGGCATCACCCCGCCATCCAGCGACAACGGCAAAGAGGTCGCTCAACTCATCTTTGAAGGAATCGAGGCGCCCAGCGGTGGATAAGTTCCCAGGAGACCTCACCGACGAGGTGGCGCGTCTACGCGCCGAGATAAATGAGCTGAAGGCCCTGCTGAAGTCGCGGCCGGCCCTCACACAGGCGTCTCAGGGCTGGCGTATGGCCAACATGACAATCCCAGCCGTTGGCGCGGGAGAGATCCATGTCGGCGCCAACGGCGACGACTTCTACGCGGCCACCTCGTCCGGCGTGAAGCGCATCCTGTCGCCAGCGGCACCGATCGCTAACCAGGCGAACTTCACCTCCAGCGACATCTCCAGCACCCCCACCGCGGCCCAGTACAACGCGCTCCGAGCGGACGCCGTAGCCACACGCCAGTACGCGTTCGACCTGACCACGCGGCTGCGGAACGCGGGCCACATTCTCATCTGACCGGTGCCGCCCGTCGTTGAGGGTGCGGACGGGCGGCACCACCTTCCACATACTGCGGCCCTGCCGCACCGACATAGATCGAGGTGCTGTGTGCAGGACCCGAACATCCTCAGCTACCTCCTGAACGCCGGCCTGGCCGGCTTGGTGCTGGTCCTGTTCGTCAAAGGCTTCATCGTTCCCAAGCCGAGCTGGGACCGGATGTTCAAAGAGATGGAGCAGTGGCGGAAGCTCTACGAGAGCGAGCGGGCAGCCCACGAGCTGACGCGTAAAGCTCACGCCGAAGAGACCCGCGCGGCCTTGGCGGCTGCGGCGGAAGGCAGCCAGACAGCAACGGCGCTGCTGGAGGAAGTCCGGAAGCGCCAAAGCGGAGCTGGTGGCCGATGAGCCGGGACTTTGACGAGATTGAGCGGGCGGAGCGGGAGGCCGCGGAGTCGCGGCTACGCGCACAGCAGGAGCTGAGACAGGCGCGCGAGCGTGCTGGGCGGACGTTGTCGATCGCGCGTCGTTTGCGTGAGCTGCGGGAGGCCAACGGGTTTGGTGCGCTGCTGGATGAGGCGTTCGGAGGCGGCCATGGATAGCCCCGTGTTTTTGGTCGGGTCGGCGCTGCTGGTGTTGACCGCGCTGCTGGCGTTGGCGTGCGTGGTCGCTCAGGCGCTGCTGGCGCGCTGGTGGAGCACGGCTGCCGGCCGGCACGTGATGGCGTTCCAGAGCGTTCTGGCGGCCATCTCTGGGTTGTGGGCGCTGAGGGTGTGGTTCCCCGACGCCGCGTGGCTACTGGTGGCCCGATTGATCGCGTTTGCCCTCTTGCCCGTCGTCTTGGCCTGGCGTTTGACGATCATCATCCAGACCTGGCGCAAGCTGCGCCACGAGCACATGAAGGGGGCGTGATGAGCGAACAGCCTGACGAGGCGCACCTGGTCGCCACGGCAGTGGACACCCGCGACTGGGGCCCCAGCGAGGCCGACGAGGAAGCCGTCCTGCGGGAGCTGTACGGGGAGCCCGACGTGGGCGGCATCTACCGCGGGGTGGCCGAGTGACCGTCGAAAGCATGCTGGCCACGGCCCGCAAGAGCCTGGGCTTGGTCGGCCGGCCGAACTACATCACGAGGGACTACGCCCGCCGGCACGGCGCCGAGTTCCTGGATGCGCCGTGGTGTGACATGAGCATCACGTACTGGGCGCGCGTGTCCGGCAACGCGAAGGCTGTCCTCCCGGACGGGGATAGGGCTTACACGGTGTGGCACGCCGAGGACGGCCGCGACCTCGGCCGCTGGCATCCCGGCACCGCGGAGGCCATCAAGGCGCACGCCAAGCCCGGCGCCGTTGTGTTCTTCGACTGGGACGGCTCGAACACGATCGGCCGTATCGACCACGTCGGGCTGGTGGAGCGCAATCTCGGCGATGGCCGCGTCGTGACGATCGAGGGCAATACGGAGGACGCCTGCAAGCGCCGTGTCCGCGGGTCGTCCGTCGTTGCCGGCTTCTGGAACCCGCCCTACAAGACCACCACTGAGCAGGAGGACGACGTGGCCGCTAAGGACCTGTGGCAGCACGAGCTGAAGGTGCCGTTCGGTAGCGCGGAGAACCCGGAGTGGCAGGCCGGGAACGTGCTCGTCAACGCCGCCAAGTGGATCCACGAGATGCGCTCGCGGCTCGCCGAGATGGACGCAAAGCTCGACGCGCACAACGTGACCATCAAGGCGCTGGCCGATGCTCTGGCCGAACGGAACGAGAACCTGGACGCTGACGCGCTGATCGACAGGATCCGGACCCAACTCGACAACGTGTCCGTGCACCTGGAAGTCGGCAAGTAGTGGGCCGGATCTGGCTGTGCTTCTGGCCGTACCAGGAGCGCCTACCGCACCACTCTGAGCCTGTCTCGTACGAGGCGGCACAAGAGCTTCCCGGTCGGGTGCCCGGCTGGGTGGACGAGAGCAACTGACGCGAGCCCCTGAGCGGCTCACCGAGGGCGGTCCCGAGTGGCCGCCCTTTCGCATTCCCAATCCCGAGGAGACACCCTCACATGCGCATCACCAAATCCTTAGCTCTGCTCGCCGCCGGCGTCATGGCCGTTGGTGCGACCGGCGCCGCTGCGGCGACCGCTTCCGCGGACGTGCCGGGCCTGGCCGTCACTCAGATCGGCTACAACGCACGGGGCGCGGACAACTACTGGAACCGCAACAAGGAGTACGTCGACATCACGGCGTCCGCCTCGGTCAACGTGAAGGGGCTGCGCCTCGACGACCAGTGGGCGAAGACCCACGCTGGCGACGACCGCGCCTGCAACACCTTCACGGTGACTTCGCTGCCGGGCGTCGAGGCTGGCGCGGACGGTGCTGTCGTCCTGCCCGCCGGCCACTGGATCCGCGTGCACAGCGGCGCCGGCGTGCCCTCGGTGTCGGACGGCGGCAAGCGGCACAACGTCTACATGGACTCCAAGTGCGGCTGGAAGGGCCACATCTGGGGCAACCTGGGCGACTCCGCCTGGATCACGCTCGGCGAGGACTCGGAGTCGGCGACGTACGACTTCGAGGCCGGCTACACGGTCAAGCCGTAAGGAGGCAACATGCCTACGATCTTCGGCCGGGAGCCGGCCATCATCCTCGGGTTCGTGTCGGCGGCTCTGCAGATGCTGACGGCGTTCGTCTTGCCTCTCACCTCTGACCAGGTGGGCGCCATCAACGCTGTGGCCGCGGCGGGAATCGGCATGTGGACGGCATTCGTCACCCGCGCCGCTGATGGGGGATCCTCGATCCAGACCGCGGTCCTCGGCTTCGCCCAGGCTGGCATCACGCTCGCGCTCGTGTTCGGGCTGAACCTGTCGGACGAGCAGACCGCGGCCATCATGGCGTTCGTCGCCATGGGGGTCAGTATGTTCGTGCGTCAGGTATCGAGCCCGAAGGGCGTCCGCCTCGTTCGCTAGCGGTACCGACGACCAAGCCCACCCCTCCCCGGGTGACGAACGGCCCTGCACCTCTACGGAGGTGCAGGGCCGCTTTCGTGCTGTCCGGCTAATCGTCGTCGCCCGTGGTGATGTCGCCGAGGTAGTCGCGTGCGGCGCGGCCGAGGCTGTCTTCGCGGACCAGCAGCGTGACGCCCTTCCCCGGCTCCCAGGTGGCGACTGCCTTGAGGTCGTCGGTGTGGGTGGGGTTCTGTCCGTCGCCCTCGTTGGGCTCCCACTGCTCCTTGGTCCAGGCCTTCGCGTCGGCGGCGAATTGCCCGAGCATGTGGTCGCCGCCGATGAGTAGGGACCATGCGTTGTCGCCGCGAGCGATGACGAGAATGTCGCTGTTGGTCTCGTACAGGGTGACGGCGATGTCCACGTCCGTCTCGTCGAATCCCCAGTCGCTGATGTTGGCAAGGTCGCTGACCTGCTTCTCGTACAGCTTTTCGATCTCGTCGCGGTCGGAGCTGTCGATCAGCTCCGCCTCGTTCGGGTCGTCGTGGACCATCGCCCACCGCTTCTGCCCGTCCAGCTCGAACTCGACGACGCGGATGTGGTAGTCCTTCGCGCCGCTGTCGCCGACGCTGTAGGACTCTCGCACGATGTGGCCAGCCTCGACGGCGGCGCGCACTTCATCGCGGATGTCGGGGGTGACGGTGGGGTCGACGCGGTCGATGGTGGAGGAGACGGTGCGCACGATGGGCTCCTTGGCGATCCGGTTGATGGGGACGATGGCGGCGACTCGGCGGCCGTGCCTCGTGATGTAGGTGATCTCGCCTGCGTACTCCGCGCGGTTCACCAGGTCCCCGAACTTGGCGCGTCCTTCGCGGAGGCCGATCTCGTTCTCGCTCACAACCATGAGAGTACACAGTTTTCATTGTGTACACAATAGGCTTGGACGTGTTGCCTCATGACGAAGCCCGCCGCTCCGTGCCGAGCGGCGGGCCGTTTCGTGCTGTCTGTCAGACGCGCTTCCACCGCCACTGGCCGTTGTCGTAGACGCTGCACTTGTACCTGCGGTTGGTGACCTTCGCGTACCCGTACCTGCTGCGCGCGGCCGTGGGGCAGTAGGCGCCCGGGGTGACGCACCGCCACACGTTGCCGTCCCGCTTGTAGGTGCAGGCGTGCGCCGCGGTGGCCTGGACGGCGGCTGAGGCCGGCACAGAGACAGCTACGGGGACGGCGAGGGCTGAGCCGGCGAGAGCGGCGGCGACGATCAGGCGCTTGAGCAACGAGAACCTCCGGTGGCTGGAATGCGACACAGGTGTGACGGCCGCTTACGGCCTGTGGTTGGCGGTCAGGGGTGGCCGGATGTGGACGCCGGGATCCTGTAACGCTGCGGCGCCTGAAGGGTTGGCGCTCCAGGGGGTCATAGGATCGGCTCGCACCAAACGCACCACCCCGGGGAGACGCTCATGGCCGACTACGATCCGCCCGCCGAGCTTGTCGAGCTCAAGGCGGCCTTTCTCACGAACGAGGCCGCGCTGCCAGCGCTCACTGGGGAGGAGTGGCGGGAAGCGCGCGAGAAGAGCCTGGAGATAGCGCTCGCGCTGCACCGCGCCGAGTGGTGGAAGACGGTGGACAGCCGCTACGGGGCGGACATGGCGCTCCTCAAGGCCGCCAAGGACCGCCTCTCGACCGAAGCCGGGTGATCGGCGTACGGTGTGCCGGACGGACTCTTTTGGGACCGCTGCCTCGACGAGACGCCCCGTCCACCTTCGGGTGGGCGGGGCGTCTTCGTGTCGTCTGGGTTAGGCCGCCCGCTGGCCCGACCAGCCGTCGAGGGTGAACGGCTGGTTGCGGCGGTACGCGTCGATGCCTGTCCGGATGTAGGGAACCATGTCCCCGGGGAGGTCATCGAGACTGAACCAGTCGATCTTGTCGCACTTGCCGGGCTCGGCGTTCACAGGCTCGCCGATCCAGCGTCTGCCGGCGAAGAAGACACCGAGGCGCGCCTCGCCGTCCGGGTCGGCGTGGTGGCACAGGCCAGCGAAGGCAAGCTCACCTGGGTCGATAGCGATGCCGAGTTCCTCGCGGGCCTCGCGGGCGGCGCCCTCGGGCAGAGACTCGCCGGCATCCAGGCAGCCGCCCGGGACGGACCATGACCCGTCCGCGAAACCGGTGTTCGCGCGGAGCAGCAGCAGCACCTTGTCCTGCCGGCGGAGGATCAGGTGCACACCGACGTGGGGTCGGAAGATTTCGGCTGATGTGGCCATGGCCGTGCTCCCCGCAGTGGCGATGAGTCGTGGGCGTCACGCTATCGCAGCTTCGGGGAGACACGGCCATGATCGAGGCGAACAGCCATTTCAGCGACGCGTGAGAGGCACCTGGACGCTGGCCATCGCGTGAACCATGTCGGTGAGGTGGTCGGCGAGCTCGACCGGCGTGCGGCCATCGGTGTGCAGATGGTAGGCAGTCGGGTCGGTGCTCGCGATGGCGTCGTAGTTGGCCTGGAGGCGACGCAGAAGGTCCCTGTCGGCGATCAGGTCACGGTCGGATGCGGTCTGGTCGCGTTTGGCGGTCATCCGGGCGGCGAGCTCGTCGAAGTCGGTGTGGAGGTAGACGGTCAGGTCGGGCTGGGCGAGGTAGCTGGTGAACGGCGCGATCGTCGTGGCGGCGGTGGCGTTGTCCAGACCGTGCACGGCGGCGTGGTTGGCGATGACCGAGTTGATGTAGCGGTCGGCCACGGCGTGCCCGGTTTGAAGCGCCTGGCGGGCCAGGTCGGAGGCGTGGAGCGCGCCGGCGAGGTAGAAGGCGAGTTGGGGCAGGGCGAGGGCGTTGGCGTTGATGTACGGCTGCAGGGCGGAGACCGGGGCTGGGACGGTGTGGAACGGCTTGCAGTCGAGGCGCTCGGCCAGGTGGGCGGCGAGCGTGGACTTGCCCGATCCACTGATCCCTTCCAAGACCACGAAGATGCCGGACCGGGCGGTGTCGGCTGCCTGGTAGGCGGCGGGCAGCGGCCTGTGGGTGATGGTGTGCGGCGGGGCGATGGTCATGAGAGGGTCCCTTCGGTGAAGGCGTCCAGGTGGGCGGAGACAGCGGCCAGCAGGGCGGCCGGATCGTCGGCGTGCCGGGTGATGTCCAGGCGCAGGTCCGGGCGGAGCAGGCACGGGCTCAGGGCGCCCGCGGAGTCGAGGCGCAGCGCCCAGAATCCTTCGATGCACTGCGGCCGTGCAGGGCAGGAGCTGCACTGCCCGACGTGATGGCGGCCGAGAGCGGCGTCGATGACCTCGATAGTCATGGGCCCGCCGCGGCCGGGCACGGTGAACACCCGCCGGCCCTGACCGGTGCCGGAGGTGATGACTTCTCCGTGGGTGGCGATGGAGCGCAGGTACGCGCTGATGTCGCCGGAGGGGACCTTCGCGCCGCCCAGTCCCTGGTTGTGGTCGGTGTCGACCAGTTCGATGATCTGCAGGCCGGTGCCCAGCTCGCGGGCGTAGGCGATGATGTCCATCACCTCGTGGGCGTTCTGCTCCTGCAGCAGCAGGTTCAGCTCCACGATGGGGATGACGTCGACAGCGGCTTCGATCCCGGCCTTGATCTTCGCGATGTCGCCGGGCTTGCCTTCGGCGATCGCGGCGATGGAGGCGTCGGAGAAGTAGTGCAGAGATATTTTGATCCGGTCCAGGGCGGTGGCGGCCAGCCAGTCGAGGTCCCTGGTGAGCGACAGCCCGTTGGTGATCAGGGTGGTGGTGTAGTCGCTCATGCGGTGTGCGGGCAGGCCCTCCAGGATCGGGCGGGCCAGCGGGGACAGCAGCGGTTCGCCGCCGGTGAAGAAGACTCGGCGGATCCCGGCGGACGTCATCGCGTTGATCGCGGTCAGGAACTCGGCGGCACCCATGACCCGGCGGCGTGGCTGGATGGTGCGGTCGTGGTGGGTGATCCGGGGCGGGATGTCTCCCTCGTTGTGGCAGAACCAGCAGCCCAATTGACAGCGGGGGGTGAGGGAGACCCTCAACTGCCCGCCGCGGCGGGCGAAGTCGCCAGCCCCGCCCGAGAACATCTGAGGCATGGGCAGGTCAGTGCTCAGGGGCATCGCGTCCTCCCGAACGGTCCTGCCTCCCTGGTCGGGAGGCTTGAGCTCATGGTGTTTGCGGCTCAGGACGCGGTCATTGCTGGAGCGAGCGCCACACATTGCGGGTCTTCCATCAATCACGGCGGAATGGCCTGCACGGTAAGTGCCGGCTCAGCTACGGTGCAGCCAGGTGTCGCGAGCCGTGGAGGCGCCCCGTGGGGCAGATCACCAGGTCAAGGCGTGCACAGATCCAGCGTGAGGCGAGGGGTATCCGCATGCGCTGCCAGCGTGCGGGTCATGCGACTGGGCGAATTGTCACCGAGCTGCGCCATGCGCTCCCGGAGTTGTCGGCGTTGGAGGCGTGGCGGCTCGCGCTCGGTTGGTCGCGAGCGCAGGCCGTCGATCAGGTAGCCAAGGTCTACCTCGACGACGGACTCCAGCCGCCCGGCCTGTCGGAGTCGATGCTGTGCCGCTTCGAGCACGGCCAGGAGCGTCCCGGCCTTGAGTACGTGGAGGTGCTGGCCCGCGCCTACGGCACCACACGGCAGGCGCTCGGACTGGCGCCAAGGTGTGTGTGCAGGGACGGCCGCCGGGGATATGGTCAACCCGAGCCCCGCTGGACGCCGCTGCTATCGCCGGGAGTGGACATGACGTCACCGAGTGGACTGCCCGCTGTGAGGGCGTCGCTGCGGCTTGCCTTGCTCGATGCTCCGCAGGGCGGGCCGGCGGTGGTCGAGCTGGCGGAGGCTGCGGTCGAGCACTACGCCCTCAACTACTCCAGGCACACGCCGTCGCTGCTGTTCGATGAGGTTCACGCCTCGCGCGGGATGCTCGCCGAAGCGCTTGCCTCACCAGCGGACGAGCGGATGGGCGTAGAGATGAGGCGCATTGCTGGCTGGCTGTCAGCCCTCCTCGGCAACCTGGCATTCCACCTGGCCGATCACAGCGGCGCCCGTGCCCATCTCGCCGTGGCGGCATCCCTCGGCGAGCACGTGGGAGATGCCCGGCTCGTCGCCTGGTCTCTCGGAGCACAGAGCATGCTCGCCCGCGCTCGCCGCAACGCAAATGCAGCCTTGTCCTACGCCGAGGCCGGGCTGGAGCGCGCCCCGTCCCCGCTGGTGCGCGCTCAACTGCTCGGCTGGGCGGTGCTGCCCTCCCTGGCTCAGCTCGGGCGCGCGGGGGATGCAGAGCGCGTTCTCGGTGAGGCAACCGCGGCGCTCGGCGTTGTCGATGAGGAGCCGGGCCGGTTCGGGTTCGACGCCGCCGAACTCAGCCTGCACGAAGCGGAAGCGTGGCTGGCGTTGGGCCGCACAGACAGGGCCGTGGTCCGAGCTCAGTCCTCGGCCGCACGGTGCGTGCCGCACACGCCCGGTTGGGCAGCAGCGACGCTCGTGCTCGCCCAGGCGGAGGCTCCGGTGCAACCAGGAGACGCCGCGGCGCGAGCTCTGGACGTCCTGGAGCGCATCCCAGCCGATCGGTTGCGGTCGACGTCCCGCGATCGGCTTCGGATCCTGGTGGGGGCGCTGGGTGATGCTGACATCGCCTCGGTGCGGGATCTGCGCGAGCGGGCTCGGACGCTGCCGCCGCCCATCGATATCCACGGCCGCAGCACGGCGTGACACCGGATCGGCGGTAACGGGCGACTTCGGCCCAAGGGCAGTTGGACGACCTCGACGAGGTCGGCGAGATCCACGTATTCGGCCACCTCGCGAACGCTCGTGGCGTAGACAGTGGTGGACCGGTACATGCCATGGCGGGTGATGCGGAGTACTTGCCTGGGGCCGCGCCCGCGGTCGAGCTGGATCACCTCGATCTCGATTCCGGGAGCCCGCCACACACTCACGAATCGGACAATAGCTCATGAAACGGACAGCGCGAGAGTCTGGTCGGGAGGAGACAGGCCCCGCAAGCGAGAGCCCCAGGCCGCGGGGAAGCAGCCTGGGGCCCTCGCGCGTACGGCTGCGCGTGGGATGCGCGCGAGCCGCTTTTTGATCTTGGTGGTGGGTGGCTCAGTCCTCGGTGCCGTAGTTCCATGTCTCGCGACCGCGGCGGTCTGACGCGGGCAGACAGTCCGGGTACGTGGCCTTCTTGAGGCATCCCCTAGCCTGCTTGGCGTTGACGACGATCGTCACGGGCCGCCCCTCGGGCGGATCTACGGTCAGTTCGTGCTCGTCGCGAACGTCGGTGACCCTGCCCGCAGGTCCGAACGGGGCAAGCCATGCCCTCTTCGACGCCATGGGCCGCGCGTGTGGGGCACTGGACTGAGGTGTACTGCAGGTCGCCGTGGTCGAGGCGAGGACGAGGCCGGTAAGCAGGATCTTCATGTGGCGCCCTTCGCTGGGGTCGCGGCTGCGCGTGGGAAGCGCGCCGATTGGTTGTGATCTTGCTGCCACGGGGTGCCACGGAGGGGGGCCACACTGCTGCCACGCCGGGGTGCCACAGACCGTGGCACCACTCCTGACCTGTAACCCTCCCCCCAGCCCCCCGCCCGTGGCACCGCAGGGGTGCCACGGAATCAAGGAAGCTCAGGCCGTGCCGGCATCAGGTAGCGCTGAGCCTCCTCGTCGTAGCCTCCGAGGACGCCCGCCTCCACGAGCTTCTTTAGGGTCTTCTGCACCCACGAGCGCGACATGTCCGTGGTCTCCCACAGGGGCTTCAGATCGCCGCTGGAGAAATCCCGGGCGCCGCCGTCCCACAGCTCTTGCAGACGCTTCATCAGGGCCGCGCCGCGCTCCTCGGGCGTCATCTTCTGCTCCGGGCCGGCGAACGTCAGGGGCGGCTCGCCGTCGTCCAGGTCGGGGATCTCGTCGTCGATGTCGCCCCGTACGTCTGGATCGGGGTCATCAGTGTTCAGGTACTCGCCGGCCACGTTCTTCACCTCCTCGTCGTCCTCTTCCTCGTCTTGCCCAGGCGCGTGGATCTCTCCTGTCTCCGGGTCGGCCATCACCATGGCAAGAGCCAGCGGTAGACCACCGACAGGCGTCTTAACCTCACGTGCTTTCCCGTCCTCGGGCGCTGGCCCGACGATGCCGGCCGACTCCATCACGTCCATGAGCTGTTCAGCCTCCTTGTGGCCGATGCGGAGCTTGCGCTGCAGCATCGCCGTTGACCCGAACTGCGTGGTGACGACCAGCTCCACAGCCTGCAGCAGAAGCTCCTGGTCCACGGGCGGACGGTCGGCGACCGCGACAGCCGCGGGGGAGAGGCGCGACAGCTCAGCAGTGGTCGCATCCACCTCCTTGGCCGCGGCCGGCCACTGGGCGGCGTACTCGCGCATCGCCGCGTTCGCGCGCTCATCGTCGAACTCTCCCTTGGCGTCGAGTCCCCACGCATAGGTGCGCATCGGCATTGCGATCCTCCCGTCCTCGATTGAGGGCGCGTCGAGGTAAGCCATGCCGGGTTGGGCGTTGGTCCACAGCTCGGGGCGCGCGCCTGCGTCTTGCTGCCGCTCCGACAGGCCGAAGGAAGCGTCCGCGCTGTTCTCGACGCCGAAGCACATCTTCGCGAGCTGTCCGCGCGCCAAGGTCGGCATCTGCGTGTAGTCCGAGCGCTGCAACGACATGACGATCGTTCCGCCGGCGGAGCGGATCGCCTTCAGCATGGACAGGAACTGCTCCTGCTCCTTGTCGCTCAGGCAGTCGAAGATGTCGGGGAACTCCTCCAGCCAGATCAGCCAGTAGGTGAGCCCGCAGCCGGGCTTCCACTTGGCCAGGCCCTTGCTCGCCAGGTAGTCGGTGCGTGGTTTCACCTGTGCCTGGAGTTCGGACAGCATCTTCTTGACGCCGGCTGGGGTGGTCTCGAAGCGGTGTAGTGCCGGGCGGAGCGGCCCCAGCGTCTGTTCGCCCTTGGTGATGTCGCCGGCGAACACGGCGCCGTCGCGGCGGCTGATGAACTCGGCGAGGTAGTTCCAGGCGCCGCCGAACCCCTTGCCGGCGCCAGTCATGCCCATCATCTGAAGGTGGTGGCCGACGATGATGTATCGGAGTTCGTCGAGGTCCTGCCACAGCGCCAGGCGGAACGGCTCGGCCACGCTCGCGCCCGGCCGGGAGGGGCCCGGCCAAGGGATGGGCCGCTTCATCACCCGTGGGTCGGAGATGGTGACCTTGGCTTTGCTGGCGTCGTCAGGGTCGATGCTCGTGGTGATAGATCCTGGCGGCAGGGGGATGCCGGATTCGACGTAGGCGACCTTCTTCTGCAGGTCGTCCGCGGTCTGCCGGCCTTGCTCAAGCTGGACTTCGCCCTCGACCTTGTGTGCGGTGGCCTTGGTCGTTCTCGCCTCGATGGCGGGCATGCCGGCTCGCTCGGCGCCCTGCCCGAACAGGAAGGCGAGCGGGTCGGTGATGGCGCCGGGCTGGTCGAGGCCCTTCATGCGGATGATCGTGCGAATGTTCCAGGTCAGGGCCATGGTGACGCCGCCGATCAGCACCAGGCGGCCGGTCACGACGGTGGTCGGCCCGTTGACGGTGGCCGCGCACACCCACAGGCCGGCGAGCAGCGTCGTCAGCGTTGTGTGGGACTTGCCCCACGGGCCGCGGGCGTGCGACTGGCCGAACGTCACCCCAGTCAGCACGAGCACGGCCGCGGCCATGAGGAACATGGTCCACGCCACCACGTCTGGGTCGTCGCTGTCGAGGATGACGTGGAAGGCGCACCCGATGCCGAACACCAGCACGTACGCCACCCACGGCGACGCCAGAGTGAGGAGCTTGGACACCTCCTTGGCGGTGACCTTCGACAGGCTCGACTCCGTCTCGACGGATACGAGGTCCTTGGTGCGTCCTGCCATCACACGTCATCCCAGTTGAAGTTGGACTTGCGCTTCTCGGGGTTGGCCTTGGGGAGCACGTCCACGAACTCCTTGCGGAACTGGGCGTGGAATTTGACCAACTCGACGCCGGCGCCCTTCTGGAGCTCAGCGGCCCGCTTGAGTCTCTTGACCACGCGGCGGGCCCTGAGACGAACGTCAGGGGCGCCGAGCAGGGCGAGGATTGGGTGGCCCTTGAACGAGCGGGTCAGCACCGCGTACAGCTCATCGGAGCCGAGGGCGAACTCCTCGCCCAGATCTCGGCACAGGTTGCGGCCGATGCGGGCGTAGTCGGTGATGGCGCGCGGACCCTCCCATGGGATGGCCGACAACTCCGGGATACGGGCGCGGCCCTGGGGGTCGGTCACAGCTCCTCCTTCCACGTCTCGCGGACGACTTCGACGAACCGCCGGCTGCCGTAGGCGATGCGCGGCACCCCCAGGACGGAGGTCGCCAGCGCGTCGGCCGCGCCGAGCAGAAGCACGAGAACATGGCCGAGCATGGCCAGCGCGACCACCAGGCCGATGGCAGCGTCGGCGAGCAGACGGCGCGCCCGCCGGCGGAGCCCTCGACGGTCGACGTAGATGTGTGTGGTCTTCATGCGGTCGTCCTCTCTCGCTTGCGGTCCGCCTTAAGGCGCTTCCGCCAAGGCAGCTCCGCGACCCACTCCTTGCGCTTGCGCGAAGCGAGTGAGGGATGGGCGCCGGCGTGGTCGGAAAGTTCCTTCGGACTGGGGTAGTTGTCCTTCGCAACTTCGGCGTCCCAGAAGGCGCGCATGACCTGCGTCTTCGGCGCGTCGTCGGCGTCTTCTGTGACCTCCTCCTCGGTGACATCCGGGCTCACATCGCCCGTCACATGAGGGGTCACATACGGGTCGTCGGAGAGGAGCCGTTCGAGGGCGTACGCGTCCGGGTTTGTGACATCGAATGTGACTGCCGGTGTGACCCTCTCGACGGTCACAGAGGGAGTCACATCGAGGGTCACAGTGTGGCCGTTGCGGGGCGCCGGAACAGCGGCGTGCGTGACCTCGGATGTGACCTGTGGTGTGACCTGCTCTGTGATCACACCGGGGGTCACACGTTCGGTCAACGCCATCAACGTCACCGCGGTCTTGTCGATGGCCCGCTGGAGCGCCTCCGCGCTGTCGAATCGGAGGTGTGCTTCCAGCGCCGCCTCGGCTTCGGCCTTTTGCTCCTGGGTGACGGGGTCGGCCCAACGGGCGGTGCGGCGCCGGGCCGCGAGCACGTCGGCGGAGCGAAGGGTGTCGATCCGGTGGAGGACGCCGTCTTGTGCTGCCTCGTCGGTGGCCAGGCCGGCGTGTTCGACGGCCTGAGCGAGCGCCTTCCGGAAGGCCTTTCGCGCGGCGCGCTGCTTGCGGTCGGAGGCGTCCTTGAGGTCGTCCAGCTTGACGACCGCAAGCGCGACTCGGTCGAGACGGCGGGCCCGGTCGACGTCGCCCGCGGTACGGTCTGTGGCTTCGGCCAGGCCGAGCCGTACGAGGATGCGCTTCCAGGTGAAGCGCCAGTGGATACCGGACGTGCCGCGGATGCGGTGACGCTCGATGGCCATGCCCCGCTCCCACAGCCAGGCGGCCACGAGGGGGGCGGCGAGGCGGAACACCGCCTCGGGGATGCTGCGGGCGTCCATGCTGGACAGGACCGCGGTCAGACAGGTGAGCGCCCACACGGCGGTGCCGTCGATGCCGGCGGAGAAGTTCTCACGCATGTTGCGGCGGGCACGCACCGCGGAGGCGATGATGGCGACCTCGATGAACGCGAACAGCAGCAGCCGTAGCGGGCCGTCGAGGCCGAGCACGTCGCCGGAGAAGCGCCACATGCCCTGCGCGGAGACGCTGGTCGCGATCGCTGCGGCGACCACAGTCAAGATGTCCTCGGTGGGCCGAGGGGCTACGTACTGGTGGAACGCTTTCCAGCCGAAACGCAGCAGGCAGACACCTGCAACGACGCTCATCAGAGCGAGGGTGATCCACCACACCCAAATGGGCGGGAGGTAGGGCGCGAGATGCGCCCAGACCGTCTCCCACCAGTCAGTGGGAGAGGAAACGGGAAACGGATCAGCGGGGGTACCGCTGACCTGCATGCGGACAGTACTGTCCTCCATGGGCTGCAGACCTCTTGTCTTGACGGGCTGGGTCTGTGGTCAAGTCCTCCGGGGCTGGTGTTGGCGCACCGGCCCCGGGGGCACTGCGTTATTCGGTTGTGGTCCCAGAGTTGGCGCTCTGGTCCTTCTTCCACTTGAGCGAGACTGCTTGCTGGGTGATCTCAGCTAGTGCTGCGACCTTCTCTTGAGTCCACGTCGTGTTGCCTTCTCGCCGGCGGCGGCCTGCCTCTTGGATGAGGTTGTCTCGTTCGGCCGTGGCGTCCTTTAGGCGTTGGGCTGTGTCGCGGAGTCTGTCGGCAAGCATCTGATCGGTCAGCTCCTCCAAGTTCTCCGGCACTTCCTTTGTGTACCAGCACGGCAAGATCAATACAAGTTACTTGTACTTTATGGTAAGCGGATGCTGTCCAAGACGATGGAGTGTGGTTGCCCTGCCCTCCACCCGTCCCTCCGACTCGTAGAGAACAGGGCCACGTTGAACGCCCGGCCACCGCAACCCGCAGCGGAAACGGAGACCGGGCCGTCTGCAATGGTCGGCCCCGCCCGAGTACCCTCCACGGCTCGGGCGGGGTCGCCGAACGCCTGGCTCTCACGGGGCGCAACGAAGTGTCCACCCTCGGCTCCGCGAGAGCCAGGCTGACTATGGGGCCGCCTCGCGCCGCAGGTCGTGAAGGACGACCAGGAGCTGTGTGGCCAAGGCCAACTCAAGCCGGGCGAACTCGTCCAAGGCGACGCAGACGTTCTTCTTCAACACGACGTCGCCGTTGCTGGCCGACTCCTGGACGGCGCCGGCGAGCACGCCGTACGGCTCGCTCTCGCCCACCGTGTAGACGGCGGCGCCCCGGCGCAGGCGAGGACACGATGCGATGGCGTCAGGGATGCAGGAGCGGCAGGTCGGGGGAGCATTTGTGTAGCCGTCCCCGTTGCTGGTGTCGGTCGGGCCATCGGCGAGGATCCACCACACACGCCCCGTGTGGGGGTCGGTTGCCGGCTTGCCGCACACCTGGCAGAGACTCCGGAGCATCGCACGGCGTTGCCGCAAGGTGTTGACCAGCTTCCATTCCGGCCGGCCCTGGCGGGAGATGCCTTGCCGCGCCCACAGCACACCCCACATGCGGTCCTGGTCCACCTCGTCGAGGTAGGTCAGTCGGAGTCCGCCCGCGTCCGGGTGCCACCGGAGGGTCAACCGGCCCTCGGCAGCCTCCCCGGACCACGCAGTGATGTAAGGCACCAGTAGCTTGGTCGCAGTCATGGAAGGTCCCCCGTCGTGAACGGGGTCCTCTGAGTTAGGGCCGCATGGGCGCGAAGGATTGCGCCTTGTAGCTCCGCCTGCTCCGGGTCAGGTGCGGCGGCGGTCTCCTGGCTGCGTCGGTGGCGCAAGTGGTAGACGCCTTCAGCGTCCTGCTCGACGTCACATTCAGGGATGTGGAGGGACATGACCCGGACGCTAGAAGCGCATCGGATGGCCGATCAATGAAATGGCGCGTCATTGCGCGAACATCGCACTGCGTTGCTTACGATGGCGCGTCGTCAGGAAAGTGTGTCTCGGCGAGGTCGTCGAGCACGCTGGTCATGAGTGCCCTCGCAGCCTTGCCGTATACGCTGACGTCCTGCATAAGCGCGAAGATTCGCCCGTAGAGCTCGATCTCCTCCGGCTGTGTCAGCGACAGCTCCGCCGCGAACGTTTCCACTGTCGCCAGACGAGCGTCGTACAGCCAGAACCCATGCACCGGCGCCTTGGGCAGACGAGCCGTGAACGGGACTACTCCAAGCGCCACGTTGGGCAGCGTGGCCGATGCGATCAGCCGATCGATCTGCCCCATCAGCACCTCGGGAGGGCATAGCAGGTTGCGGAGCGTCGCTTCGGTGAGGATGAAGTGGAAGCGGTGGCCCGGCCTATACAGGACCTCCTGACGCGCCATCCGCGCCTGCAAGCCCTCGTCCAGGTCGTCAGCGACCTGATGGACTGCGATGGACTGGGCCATGATGTTGCGGGCGTACTCGCGCGTCTGCAAGAGCCCGGGGACCGTGGCGGGCTCGAAGGCTCGGATCAGATCGCTCTCCGCCTCGATGGCCGCAATCTGGAGCTGCCGGTCGCGTGTCCCGGAACGTAGCTGCCGTTGCCATGCTGCGTACGCCAACTCCAGGCCGCGGAGCTGAGCGACGAGCGACGGCTGCTCCTCGTCGGCGCCGCACGCCGATGCCCATTCCCGGATGTCGCCCTCGCTCGGGGTCTGCCGTCCGAGCTCGATCCGGGACACCTTCGTGGCCTGCCAGGCGAGCCGCTGCGCGAGCTGCTTGCCGTTCATCCCGGCGTCTTTGCGCAGCTCGCGCAGCCTCGCTCCTAGGGCCTCACGCGCCTGGCGAGGGTTCGGCATCGGCCCACTTCTTGACGTACACGGGATATGGCACGGCTACTTGCCATGCTGCGTCGCGGCTGACGCGAAGCCTGGCGACGATGTCAGGGTCGTCGACGCGTTCCATGCCGGTGAGGAAGTCGTCGTCGGCGAAGTGCAGCACGACGGCTGTGGTCTCGTCGAACAGCCAGTAGTCCACCTCCGGCAGGGGCAGGTCGGCCGCCTGGTCGCGGGGGAGGTAGCGGATATCCTCGCCGGCTTTGGCGTTTCCTGCGTTCAACCGGAGCTCGAACCGGATGTAGTTGGTGGGCGGCTCGGAGACGATCCTGACCCTCTCCACGTGTCGACCGCTCGATGTGACCTGCCGCATGAGGTCCATCCAGGTCGCCCGCTGGACTCGGTTGAGTTCGTCGAGGCGTGGCCAGTCTCGTGCCTGGAACGCCTCCCACCGCTCCCGCTCGGCCGGCACGTTGTACCGGTCGCGCAGCTCCAGGCGGAACGCCCCGTGCTTCATCTGGCGGAACAGGTCGAGGAACTCATCGCCCGTCACCTGTGTCACCGGTACAGCTCCAGGACGTCGGCGGGCACCTCGACTACCGTCTCGTCGTCCGCCAGATCGCGGACGTCGGCGAGAGCGGCGGGATCGGTGATGAGCTTGCCCTGCACCACGTAGGTTCCGCGGTCGGTCCGGTACAGCGCGGGACAGCTTCCCTCGTTGCTGCCGCCGGTCTTGCCCAGGTACGTGAGTCTCATGCCCGCCTCCTGGCGCTGGGGATTGCGCGCGATTGCGCGCTGGCCCCTTGATATTTCAGTGCATGGGCGGAGGAGTCAATGGCCCGGTGGGAGGATGTAGAGGCGTCGTCAGGTGAAGCACCATGGATCGGAAAGCTGACCTGCGCAGGCGCCGGGTATCAGCGTATGGCGCCGTATATCGTGCGGCGCGAGTCGGGTTTGTCCGCTACTCTGGCGGTGGCTCAGGTGCGAAAGCTCCGGTTCCTTCATCTGCTAAATGAAACCGACCCGGCGCTGTCTCTGATCTCTGAGCCTTCACAACTGGATATGCACCTTCCCGGTGCGCAGGTGACGGTTCCTTCGATTCTGGTTCGAGTAGTCCGGGTTCGAGTCCCGGCGGGCAGCAAGAGCGGCCCGTGGTGTAACTGGCAGCACGCTAAGCGTCCCGTCGCCGCTTTGATCTCGGGAGGGATACAACTTCAGAGCGCGTGCCCGGTGCGCAGGCGAGGGTTACTTCCACTGTTAATGGGGTTGTCGCGGGTTCGATTCCCGCCCTGGGCTCCGGCCCGGGTAGCTCAGTTGGCCAGAGCACCTACGTTTCCTTCACCGATTCTGATCTCGGGCACAAACTCTTGAACGAGGCCCCCTCTCAACTAACCACGAGCAGGGGGTCTCGTCGCGTCATGGCGAAGTTCAACAGCACGAGCACGAAGGCAACCGTGTCCAGCCCGGTCAAGTCCGAGGCGACGCCGTCCGGCCGTACGTTCGAGGGCGCTCGCGGCTACGCGCGAGACCCCAAGGGCGAGCTGTTCCTGCTCGCTGTCATCAACATGGTGGGGGAGAACACCTTCTACGAGAAGGCGTCTGACCGCGACGCCCGGTTCCGGGCGTTAGTCCACCAGGTCGCCGTCGAGGACGGCGAGTGGCTGGCCCGCTTCCTGCCGTGGCTGCGGTCCGAGGCGAACATGCGCACCGCGCCCGTCGTCGCCGCGCTGGAAGCAGTCAAGGCCCGGCTCGCGGCCGGCGAGCACGGCCTGAACCGGCAGCTCGTCAACAGCGTCCTGCAGCGGGCCGACGAGCCCGGCGAGGCGCTCGCCTACTGGACGTCCACCTACGGCCGGGCAATCCCGAAGCCGGTCAAGCGCGGTGTCGCCGACGCAGTCCAGAGGCTCTACAGCGAGCGATCCCTGCTCAAGTACGACACCGCATCCCACGGGTGGCGATTCGGCGATGTCATCGACGTCGTCCACCCCGCGCCGCACGCGGACAAGCCGTGGCAGGGAGACTTGTTCGAGCATGCGTTGAACCGGCGGCACAACCGCGATGAGGTCATCCCCGATCGTCTCGAAGTACTGCAGGCAGCGCAGACGCTTTCGGCTCTGCCGGTGGACAGGCGCCGTGCCTACGTGCTCGATCCCAGCCTGGTCACCTCCCCGGGCGGCCTGGCTGGGGCCGGATTCACATGGGAGCGGCTCGCGGGCTGGCTGCAGGGGCCGATGGACGCCGCAGCCTGGGAGGCTGTCATCCCGTCCATGGGGCTGATGGCGCTCACTCGGAACCTGCGCAACTTCGACCAGGCCGGCGTCTCCGACACGGTCGCCTCCGCGGTGGCGGCAAGGCTAGCCGACCCTGAGGAGGTGCGGCGCTCGCGCCAATTCCCGTTCCGGTTCCTCGCCGCCTACAAGCACGCCCCGTCGCTGCGGTGGGCGTACCCGCTGGAGCAGGCTCTTGGCCACTCGCTGGCCAACGTGCCAGCGCTCAAGGGGCGCACGCTCATCCTGGTCGACCGTAGCGGCAGCATGTTCGGCGGGATCTCCGAGAAGTCGGGGCTCAACCGTGCGGACTCCGCGGCGGTGTTCGGGGTGGCTCTGGCGATGCGCGCCGATTCGGCGGATCTCATCGAGTTCGGCACCAGCTCCCGTCCCGTCTCCTTCGCGGCCGGTGAGTCGGTGCTGCGCGTCGTCGAGCGGTTCGGCAACCTGGGCGGCACCAACACCGCCGAGGCGGTCCGCGCCCACTACCGCAGCCACGACAGGGTCGTCATCGTCACTGATGAGCAGGCGTGGGGAGGCTACTACGGCGAGAACCCGACAGGGCAGGTGCCGGCAGACGTACCGGTCTACACCTGGAACCTCGCTGGCTACCAGTACGGCCACGGCCCCTCAGGGGAGCGGAATCGGCACACCTCCGGTGGGCTTTCGGATGCCGCGTTCCGGCTGATCCCTCTGATCGAGGCTGGGAAGAACGCCGACTGGCCGTTCTGACGCCCCGAACGACAGCGGCCCTGTCTCCCAGTGGGAGACAGGGCCGTCTCGCGTCATCATCTACGGTTCGCAGACGACTCCGTCGCCGTCGCGGTCCTGGTACCAGGAGTACTCGGGATCACGGCCCCGGTAGTAGGGGCCGTATCCGGCGGCGTTGGCGTCGCCGCACGTCCTGTACCTCGGGTCGGTGCCGCCGCCTGGGTTAGTCGGGGTGGGGGTGGGCGTCGGTGTGGGCGTGGTGGTGCCTGTGTCGCACCGGCCGGACCAGATGCGCAGCCGCTCCCGCTTTGCCTTGGCCTCTTCGGCGCGCATGACCTTGATGTAACGGTCGTTCGGCTTGTACAGGACAGCCTTGGCGTAGCCGTAGCGGGCCAGGTAGCGGTTGACGTGGACGCCCTTCGAGGACCATACGTAGTAGAGCCAGCGCCCGTAGCGGTCTTTGGGCTCCTGGTCGGCGAGTAGGTAGGCCGTCGTCCCTACCGGGAGGAGGGCTGTCGTCCGCGCGGTCGCTGTCTTGAACCAGCACTTGCCGCGCTCTGGCGTGTCGACCTCCAACAGTCGTACCCGGATGGTTCGGCCGCCGCGGCTCAGGTCGACGGTGTCGCCGTCCACGATTTTCACGACCTTCGCCGATACGGCGCCTTTGGGAACGCCGACCGGAGCGGCCGCCGCGGGGAAGGCCAGCGCCGGTGACAGCAGGACGGCGGCAGCGACGGTGAGAGCGGCGGCTCGTAAGCGCATTGAGGCTCCTGGGGAGAGGGTGATTGGACGGGAGATAAGACGCTTGGTTGGCGGGATAGGTGCACCGTCATAGCGAGAAAGATTGGCGGATCTCAAAGCTTCGACGGCGACCCGTGAATTTGATACCGCTTTTGCCTCTCGCTGAGGCGCGGTGCGATCCGGGTAGCGATAAATGAGTGAAATGGTACCGCTTTCATTCAAAAGCGGTACCATTCTTGTGGAGGTGCATTCATGCCTACGCCGCCAACCAACCAAGGGCGACGATTCGCGCCCGAACCACTCACTCAAGCTGAGTTAGGCAGGCTCCTCGCAGCCATCCCAGCGAGGTCGAATTCCGGCATCCGCCTTCGCGCCTTGGTCGCGGTCATGTCGGGAGCCGGACTTCGGGTCGAAGAAGCCCTGAACTTGGAGCCTCGTGATGTAGACCTGCAGGACTGCACAATTCGCGTGCGGCAGGGTAAAGGCGGCAAGAACCGTACAGTTGGTATCAATGATGGGGCCGCGGCTCATCTCGCGCGATGGATGGACAAACGCCCCGGCCTGGGCCTGACTGCTCGCCACAAGGTCTTCGCGACATACGAGACGGGCAAGGTGGGTCATCCGCTCCAGCAGCGGTACGTGCGCGCCGCCCTGCGCCGGGCCGGCGATCGCGCCGGCATCACCAAGCGCGTCCACCCGCACGGGCTGCGCCACTCGCTCGCCTACCGGATGGCGCAGCAAGGCAAGCCCACTCATGCCATCCAGGCGCAGCTTGGTCACGGCTCTCTCGCCGTCACCGACCGGTACGTGAAGCACCTCATGCCCGCGGACGTGATCGAGGTGGTGCGGGATCTGGACTGGTTCGAGGACGAAGCGGGTTAAACGAGACATGGGTACGTAGCCATGATCGGCACGTACCCACCTCACTTCTACGCTCCCTTCCATGATCGATCCGGACTCGGGGCGCCCGGTCTACCGTCAACTCGCTGACGTGATTCGCGCGCAGATCGATAATGGGCTTTTGCGCCCTGGCCAGCGGTTGCGAACCGAACCCGAGTACGTGGACGAGTACGGCATCAGCCGGGAGTCGGTCCGTAAGGCGATGGGCGTGTTGCGGGCCGAGGGGTTGATCATCACGACAAGGCAAGGATCACGCGTTCGTCCGCAACCGGACGTGGCGGAGGTGCCGTTGAGCGAGGACACTCGCATCAGTACGCGGATGCCCACGCAGAGGGAACGCCGCGTGCTGGGCATACCTGAGGGTGTGCCTGTCTTCGTCGTGGAACGGCCCGGTGTCGATCCAGAGGTGCTGGCCGGCGACCGGACGACGTTGGTCGTCGAGGCTGCATCCGCGCAGGGGGGCGCTCCCGGAGGGGAGTAAGGAGCGCATGTTGGGCTCCGCAGGGACAGGGGACCTCGGCAGTAACCGTGTCGAGGTCCCCGCCCCCTTGCGGGGCCGCACCGGCCCGCGCTGCCACCTCGGGAATGGGACAACGGGCCGGTGCGGCGACCGGGGCCCACTTTGCCCTCGCCTTAAACAGGTGCGCTGTCGGATCGTAGCTGACCAATAGCGTGGTGTCACGGTGTTTAGCGGCAAAAAGTTTCATGAATGCATCGGTGTCCGAAACCTCGCATTTCGGGCTATCGGAACGGTTAGAAGAGCCTTACCGCGCGAGCCGCAGAGCAGGGGGAATCACAGCATAGGATTCGGCGCACACATAGAAACGCCGACCTGCATCTTCGCAGGTCGGCATACATAGAAGCGGCGGAAGGATTATGAGTCCGATGCTCTGACCGGCTGAGCTACCGCCCCTGGATTCAGTTGTCTGACGTGCGGCTTCGCGTGATCGACTCACGGAAGCCTTGTGAGCACACTAAGGCTAGAGCATAGGATCTCCCATCCGCGGCTGGTTCGTTCACGGCGGAAGGATCTCCCATGCCTGCCCCCCGCAAAGACCAATCCGCCCCGTTACGGTCACTGCTCGACTCCTGGGCGCTCGCCCTGGAATCGGCCAACCGCTCTGAGGGCACGGTCGTCTCCTACATGCTCACGGGACGTCGGTTCTGCGACTACCTCGGACATCATTCCATGCCGGACACCGTCGATGGGGTACAGGCCGATCACATTCGGCACTTCCTCGTCGCGTGCCTGAACGGCTGTCTCGACGACGATGGCCAGCCGTGCGGGTGCGGCATCAAGGCCCGCACCGCCGGCAACGCCGCGAAGCACTACCGCAACCTGCGGGCCTACTTCAACTGGCTGATCAAAGAAGAGGAGCGGACGGGCGGGCATCCCATGGTGAATGTCGAGCCGCCGAACGTCCCGGACAACCCGCCCGACGTGTTCAGCGACGACGAGCTGCGGGCGCTCCTCAAAGCCTGCTCGGGAGCTACGCTCGCGGACCGGCGGGACACCGCCATCATCAGGGTCTTCATGGACACCGGCATGCGCGTGTCAGGGCTCACCGGCTTGCGCTACAGCTCCGACCCGAACGCCAGCGACGTCTTGCTAAAGGACAAGGTGCTCCGCATCCGGATCAAGGGCGGCGACACGATCCTCGTGCCGATCGGCAAGGCCGCGGCGAGGGACCTCGACCGGTACATCCGAGCGCGGGCCCGGCATCCTGACGCGGACTGTGAGTGGCTGTGGCTCGGCCGGAAGGGGCAGCTCAAGCAGTCGGGTGTCCAGCAGATGCTGGAACGTCGCGGAAGAGAGGCAGGCGTGGCGAGGGTGCACCCCCACCGGTTCCGGCACACGATGGCGGACGACTGGCTGGAGGCCGGCGGCAACGAGGGCGACCTTATGATCATCGCGGGGTGGAAGAGTCCGGAGATGGTCCGCCGGTATGGTCGGGCCGCGGCGGACCGCCGTGCGCGACAGGCTCACGCACGCCTCTCTCCGGGAGACCGCATCTGATCAGAAGGTCTGTTCGAGACACTATCTGCGGGGAAACGCTTCCCTTACCCCAATATCTGGACTTAAGGGGCATTTGAGGCATACCGCTCTCGTTACTAACGGTTGTCGTGACCCTCGGTGAGGGACCGTAACCCCTGGGTGGCTTATGGTAGCCACGTGCCAGAACCTCCCCTCTGTCCTATTCCGAAAGCCCGGAAACTGTTTTAGAGTTCAACCCACTGCCGCGAATGCCTCGGGAAAAGGAACGTCGCAGCATGGCCAATGCAATGCAGCATTGGCCATCGAGGGGTGGAAGTGAACAAACGCAGTACCCGCTGGATCATCGGCGGCGCCGCCGCAGCACTGTGGGGAACGACCCTCGCCACCGCAACGATCGAACTCCACATGCGCTGGTATCTGGCGCTCTGGCTGGCGACCGGTGTAGCCAGCGCCGCAGTACTCATCTGTCTCGGAGACAGCCTTGCCGCCGCTCGGCAGGTCGAGCGCGAAGCAAGGTCCAAGGCCGCGTTCGATGAAGGGCTCCGCATCATCACGGCCGCCATCAGGGAACACGGCGAGAAGGTGTGCAAAAGCGTGTTCAGTGCTCAGCACTGGGCGGCCATCGTGTTCCGGGCAGGGAAGCTTGCCGAGTATGACGCGGCGGCAGCCAAGGAAGCCCAATCGGGGGATGAGACTGGACCGTTCAGGGCGATCTCGCGCCTCTACTGAATTGAGCTAGACGCGCAGAAGGGCCGCGAGGTTTACATGCCTCGCGGCTTTTTCTTTGATCGCTCAGGTTCTTCTTTGACGCCAACCTTCTTGTAGGAATGTCGCCGATGGCCGACGTAATCCATCAGGATCGTGTTCTTCATGTCGTCGGATAGATCTGAGCGCAGGATCTCGGCGACGAATTGGTCGCCCCGTTTCTGGTCACTCAGTGTTAGCTCGTCTGGTGTGGCGAGCCCTCGCTCCACGAGGACGTCCCCGATGGTCTTGTCTTGAGCGATGGCCTCGCTCCGTATGGCTGCGAGGAGGTCACCCTCTATCTCCGAGTGAGGCTGTTCGGGGGGCGGCGCGTTGCCGGCATCGCGGCCGTTGGCGAGGACCAGTTCCCGCGCGGGTTCCAGATCGCCGCCATCGCGCGTCCGCACGAGGGAGCCGGGCTCTAGGCGGTAAGCCACCTCGATGGCTGCAATGGTCTCGCGCGAGTAGTTGCTGCGGGCGCCGGTCTCGATGGCGGTGATGAGCCGATACCAACTGTCTCTGCTGCCGGTGTGGGTGTCGGCGACGAAGGTTCGTCGGTTCTTGTAGCGCGGATCTAGCTGGACGCGGCGCGTGACCAGTAGGTCGCCAAGACGAGTCCAGTCGGGTGTGGCGGTGGTCACGTGTGCTCCTGGGGAGTCGGCTGTCGCTCGCGGCGGGCTCCAAGGAGGATCCTGAAGGAAACAGTTGGAAACGTCAACTGATCTCAGTGGCGAAGTCTAAATCCTGGTCGGAACGACGACTGTGACTCGTGTGACTGCTGGGATGTCCCAAATGTGATTCCTAGTGATTCCTATCAGTTCCGCTCAAGGGGTTGACGGCAGGGAAACTGATTCCTACTGTTTCCAACATGCCACCTACGCCGATCGTCCGACAGAACGGGCAAGCCCTCAGAGCGTTCCGCACGATGCGCGGGCTCAGCGTCAACGACCTGGCCGAAGAGGCGAAGGTCTCCCCCCAGGCTCTCCGCAACTGGGAATTGGAGCACAGGTTCCTCCCCATCGTTAAGGCGGAGCGGCTGTGCGTTGTCCTAGGCATCGCCGTTGCCGCCATCTCTCGGGACAGAGTCGAGAACCTCCAGGTCGCGGATGCTGACGTGCAGGCGGCCTGCTGATGTCTACGCCCGAAGACCGCAGCGCCGTCGCCAGCATCGCCGCCAACGCCCGGTGGGCTAAGGAAGACAACCGGGTCGGCGCGACCGCAAAGGCCCGAAACAACTCGCCGGCCTCCATCGAGTACTGGATGCGCAAGGTCGACCCCGAAGCCCGGATGCCTCGCGACCAGCGGCTCCGCCGGGCGGAGAACGCCAAGAAGGCCCACTACCAGACCTTGATGCGCAAGGCCCGCCAGGCTAAGGAGCGCAAGGCCGCGGGGGAGATGGCGTGAACGAGATCGACATCCTCAACGGTTCGCCATTCGACGCGATCAGGCGCACGGACGAGCGGGGCGAGTACTGGACAGCCCGCGACCTGATGCCGCTGTTGGGCTACCGGAAGTGGGAGCGGTTCGAGGACTCCATCGAGCGTGCCATCGTGTCCGCGCGTGTTGCAGGCACCGACGTTGATCAGGCGTTTTCCCGGCTCCGGGAAATCGGACACAACGGCGGCGCCCGGGTCGACTACCGCCTCACTCGCTATGCGGCCTACCTCGTGGCCATGAACGGCGATGTGCGTAAGCAGGAAATCGCGGACGCGCAGATGTACTTCACGGTGCGCACCCGCGAAGCAGAGACCAAGCAGTCCACCGCGCTCGCCCTGCCTCAGGACTACGAGGAGGCGCTGGAGGAGCTGCTCGTCAAGGTCCGGGAGAACAAGGCGCTGAAGGTGGAGAACGCCAAGCTCCAGGTAAAGGCCGCGGCTTATGACGACTGGATCAACGGCAAGGGTTGCTACCTGATCGGCACCGTCGCCAAGATGCTCGGCCTCGGTCCGAAGGCGGTGTGGGACTTCCTCTACGAGGAGAAGGTCCTCATCAGCAGCGGCGCCCGCAGGCGCGAGCCGTACGCGGGCAAGACGTCCACGTCGTGGTTCGAGGTGAAGCCTCGCGACCCGGAGTCGACAAACGGTCACGCGACGAGCACCACCTACATCACGCCGTACGGCGCGGAGCAGCTTCGCCTGTTGCTGATCAGACGGGGCCTTCTACCTCCGCAGCAGCTCGCGCTGATTGGCGGCGCGTCATGAGGCCGCACGAGGCGCGCATCTGGCGCAAGCAGTGGCGAGACGCGCTCAAGGGCACCGCTCGCGGGCGCCGCTCCACGCACAAGGTGGAGACGCAGGAGCCCCAGCGTGGCTCGACCTGGTGCCGCCGCCATCCGGGTGAGTGGCCGCCGTACATGCGCCGCTGGATCGGCGGCGAGTCGTGACCGCCTCTGAGTGGTTCGGCGCCCTCTACGCGACGGCTGGCCTGTCGGTGCGTGTCTCGGAGCTTCACGAGCTCGACCGCGCCGACGAGGAACCGGCCACCCCTTGACGCGAGTCGGCCCCCACCCGGATGCAGCCGGACGAGGGCCGAAAGGAACACCCGCTCATCCCGATCGGACCACGACCTAAGGAGCAGGAGCCAATGAACAAGATAACCCGAGACCACGAGCTGGACATCCTCGAACTGGGGGAGCGGGCCGCGCTGGCGCTCACGCTGGAGACGAAGCGCGCCGAGGAGGCGCGGGCGCGTACCGAACGGATCGCCGGCCTGCGGGCCCTGGCGGACCTGCTGGAGCAGACCCCCGACCTGCCGGTGCCCGCCAGCCTGCGCTGGGAGTTCGCGGGCGCCACCGTCCACCAGGCGGCCGACGCCGTCACCGAGGCGAGGCTGCCGTCCAGCTACGTCTCCCGCGTCGGGGTGCAGCGGCTGAACGTGGACCTGCCAGGCCTGTCCGTGGTGTTCACCGCCTACCCGCAGGCGGTGACCGCGTGACCCGCCTGGAGACGCTCGCCACCTTCACGTACGCCCACGAGCTCGACTTGGGCGGCAACCTCCTGAGGACCGCACTCCTCGCGCAGATCCTCACCGACCAGCTCGGGCTGGAGCCCGCCGTGGCGATCGACCTGGCCGAGAACGACGCGTTCGACGGTCGCGTTCGCGCCGCCAGCTTCGAGGCCGACCTGCTGATCGAGCAGGCCCGCCGTGCTGCCCTCGCCGCCGAGTACGGAGAGGCGGTGCCGGCGTGAAGACCGAGACGATCCGCATGGTGGAGGCGCACCCGTCCGCGTTCGAGGTCGCGATCCTGCACCTGACCGCGGGCGCGGCGGCCCGTGTCCACCACCCATTTGGGGTGCGCGAGTACCGGCCGTTGCTCGTCGAGGACGACGTGTACGTGGTCGTTCCCGGCTTCAAAGAGGTGATCGGCTGGGGTGCGGTGCCGTGCTGGCACTACTCCCTGCGCGGTATCCGCAACGGTCGCCACAGGCTCGACCGGCCGGCCTGGCACGAGGCGGCCCGACTGCTGACGTGCACGCCTGTCGCGTACGTCCGCTTCGAGGAGCGCGACTACTACGGCAAGCCCCGCTGGACGGCCGTCGAAGCGTCCGTTGAGGCGGCCCGCCTCGCCAAGCAGGGCGGTGCGGCATGAGCCTCACCACCCTCCCCGCCCCCGTCCTGCCGAAGGCAGACCCGGACGACAACCACCTGTACTGCTGCGACTCGGACGTGTCCCTGTGCGGGCTCGACATCTCCGACACCAGCGAACTGGATTTCGCCGACGATGAGTGCTGCCTGGTGTGTCTGGCGCTGGAGAACGCGCCATGTGGTCCTGGCTGTCATCGGGGCGGTGCGGCATGACCACCTACAAGCCCGGCGACATCATCAACATCGTCATCAAGGGCGTCCGCGTTCGCCACCAGGCCGACGACGGTGTCGTCACGATCTGGGACGACGAAAACCGCTGCTTCAGCATGCCGCCCCAAGCGGCGATCGAGCGCGTCGCCCCTCCTGAGTGGCCGCCCCGCCTCGGCGATCTGTGGCGAGACCGGGATGGTGATCTGTGGTTCGCCTCAACGGGCTACGGACCAGACGACGAGGAGTACGTCGACCTGCGTTGCGTCAAGGCCAAGCCGTTGCAGGCGTGGGGTCCCGGCAGCGTGTGGACGGTCCTGGGGGAGTACGGCCCACTGACGCTGGTCCGTCGCGAGCAGGAGCCCTCTCACGACGATGAGGTGCCCTGGTGACGGGCGACTGGCTGACGGTCACAGACGCCGCTGTGCTGCTGCGCCGCACCGAGCGTGAGGTGAGGCAGCTCATCATCGCCGAGGCCCTGTACGCCGAGCTGGACACCTTCGACTACCGCGTCTCCCGCGCCTCCGCCGAGGAGTACGCGCGCCGGCTGACGCCTCGCGACCCGGACAACCCCGCCGAGCGCCAGATGACCACCTCCGACGACATCGACTACTTCCGGGAGCAGAACACCTGATGGCCCGTGACTTCAACCCGGCGGACAGCGGCTACAACGAGGTCGCCATGCGGATCGTTGAGGCCCGCAAGAAGCACCCTGAGGGGATCCTGCGTCCGTTGGACCCTGCCCAGCCGTACAAGATCGAGACGATCGGTGACAAGACGTTCATCGTCTACTGCGCCGCCTTCCACCGGACTCCCGACGATCCGATGCCGGGCATCGGCGTGGCGTGGGAACCCTTTCCTGGCACCACTCCGTACACCCGCAACTCCGAGCTGATGAACGCTGAGACCTCGGCTTGGGGCCGTGCTCTGGTGGCTGCGTTCGCTGCGGACACGAAGAAGGGCATCGCCACCTCGCTCGACGTCCGCACACGAGAAGTCGAGCGACAGCAGCAGGAGCCAAAGGAACGGAGATGGCCTGATCCTGGCGAGCAGCTCGTCAGCAAGGCGCTCCTGTCTCGTCTGGCTGGCCTGTTCGCCACGCTCGGCGTGGCCGGCCGGGACGAAGGGCTGATGACCATCGGCGCGCTGATCGGCGTGCAGGTGTCGTCCACGAAGGAGCTGACGAACGCTCAGGCCGAGCAGCTCATCGAGAAGCTCGGCCCGCTGGCCAAGTCCGAGGATCCGGCCGCCGCTCTCGCTGAGGCGCTGCGGCAGGCGATGGCTGGGGAGGGCAGCGATGAGCACGCCGCGTGAGGCCGCGTTCAAGGTCGCAGTGCTGGACGCGCTCGCTAAGCGGGTGAACAAGGCGCTGGCCGACGCCCGCTCCGAGGCTGAGCCGCTGTTCGCCGCCGCCCGCGAGATGGGCGCCATGCAGATCGAGGTGAAGCTTCCGTCCGGCGCCCAGGTCGGCAAGGTCTCCATCAAGGCCGGCGAAGAGACCATCACCGTGGACGAGGACGCCCTGCTCAAGTGGGTGGAGGCGAACTGCCCGGAAGAGATCGAGCACACCGTCTCCGCCACGGCCCTGCAGCGGCCTGATGTCGTCGCCTACGTCCGCAAGCTGTACCCCGACCTGGTAGCGCCGCGAATCCGGCCCGCCTACCGCGCCAAGCTCCTCGCGGAGTTGGACGACGACGGCCACCTGGTCAGTGAGACGACCGGCGAGGTCGTAAAGGTTCGCGAGGTGGTTAGGCGCCCGCCGACCGGGGCGTTCGCGCTCTCCTTCGAGAGGGCCGCCAAGGGAAAGCTCAACGGCCGCGACCAGATCGCCGCCGCCTGGCAGTCCAGCGAGGTGTCGATCGTGGACCTGATCCGCCCGGCCATCGAGGCGGGTGAGCAGTCGTGACGGACGTCTTCCAGCGCGCCGAGTCGGGCTCCTTCGAGTTCATCTCCGAGGACGCGATCCTCACCCCCGCGGACACCGACGTGTTCCTGAAGCGGCTCAACAACGAGCTTGGCCGCTCGCAGCTCGCAGTGAAGCGGGCACGCGAGGCGGAGCTGCAGGCCGAGTACGCCTACATGACCGCGCGGGCGCCGCTCCTGCTTCAGGACGACTGTCCTGAGGTGGGCAAGCGGGCCGGCCAGGTGTCGCAGAAGGTCCAGGAGCAGTGGTTCGCCGACCGCATCCCCGACGAGTACTGGGCTCTGCGTGCGGCCAGGGTGGAGCGGCAGAACGCTGTCGACTACGCCTGGCAGGTCAAGGCCCAGGTCGAGCTGATGCGGTCTCTCAACGTCAACGCCAAGGCCATGTACGACACGCCGGGGCGTGGCCGATGAAGACCCGCGTCCGCGCCTGCTGCAACCGGGAGACGTTCGCCAACGAGGCGGAGGCCCGGCGCCGGCTGGACAAGATGATCCAGCTCGGTCTGCGAAGCGTCCTGCCAATCGACGTGGAGCGCTGCCTGAACGGTTGGCACCTGCGGTTCCCCGCCTCGGACTCTGGCCCTTCGGCGAAGGTACGGGCTCAGGTTGAGGCTCGCGACGAGAACCGGTGCGTGAAGTGCGGCAAGCCTGTCCGCCGGGATGAGGACTCGCTGCACCACAGGTGGCCTCGCGGCCGGGGCGGCACCAACGCCGTGGAGAACCTGATCGTCCTGTGCGGGACTGGCACCACGGGCCATCACGGCTGGGTGGAGAAGAACCGGGCCGTCTCCTACAAGCTCGGCTACCTCGTCGAGTCCGGCATCGACCCGGCCGACAAGCCCGTTCTCGTCGCCGGAAAGGGCTGGATGTACGCCTCGCCGGATGGCCGCTGGATCACGCCGCAGGAGTACGGGGCCGATCCCGCTGACCTGCCGTTCGACCCGATCGGCGACGCCCGGTTCGGCTCCTTCTCCGACCTCGACACCCCCTGAGGAGACCCCCATGACGTACGTGGACGACCTGCACGAGGCCGGCGACCGCGAGCCGGAGCCGTGCGAGTGGTATCCGGCGCCCGAGCCTGTCGACGTGGACGAGGTCGAGCAGCGCCTGAACCAGCTCAAGCCCCTCGGCGCTCTGATCGAGAGCTCGCCGATCACCCACGTGATCCTGTCCGACGCGGAGGACGTGACCGCTCTGTGCGGCCTGGTGGGCCATGACGTGCCCGCCCTGGTCGCCGAGCTGATCGCGGCCCGGGAGCGGATCGCCGAGTGGGAGGCGCTGGAGACGCGCGAAGAGTGGGCGGTCACCAAGAGCTGCGACGTGTCTCCTCCGCCGCACGCCTACCACTACCCGCGCGGAGACGCTGCGATCCGGGCTGCTGAACGGCACGGACACCAGGCGTGGCGGCGGGCTCTGATCGTCCACCCGTGGCAGCCGATCGACTCACAGCCGCCCCTTTAACCCCTTCGACCTGCCGGCAGGCGCCCGCTCGGGGGCGGGCGCCTGCCGGCCAGCACCAGCACCAGCACCAGCACCAGCACCAGGAGCACAGCACATGAACCAGAAGTACGCGACCGTCCTTGACCTTCCGGTCTCCACGCTGCCGCTGACGGACCGCTCCGCCCAGTACCTGCGCGACACCGTCCAGAACGTTGAGACAGAGATCGACCGCATGGTGGAGGCCGAGCAGTTCTACAAGCGGGAGGCGGCAGGCTGCCGGGCGCTGCGGGAGCTGTTGACGGCGACCCGAGACAACTACGCGCGGCAGCTCGCCGAGCATTCGGCTCAGGCGCTGCATTCGCAGGAGTGGCCGGTCGACCCGGACCAGGACATCGACCTGGCGGACACCTGCCTGCACTGCGGTCAGCCGATGGGCTGGGCCGCCCGGTACGGCTTCGTCCATGTGGTGGACGGCCGCTGGGTAGCCGCGGGCGAGTTCTGCGTCCAGCCCGCCGCGGACGCGACGACGGCGATGCCGCCGGTCGAGGTCGGGGGCGAGTCGTGAGCCGCTTCTTTGCCCTCCACGTCGGCCGGCACTGCCGCCGCGGCTCATGGACCGGCTGGGCGGCTCTCGCCCAGGTGTACGCCCGCTCCCGCCGCGTGGACGACTACAGCGTCCCGCGCACCCACCGCCACCCCCACATCGAGACCTACGAGGAGACCCCCCGATGAACAGTCCGTACAACACCAGCAAGACTGACCCCCTGCTGCTCCTGGCCGAGGCCATGGGCGTGGGCGGCATGTCCGGCTCGATCGAGCGCATGGAGGCTCAAGGCCAGCGCGAGCTCGTCAACTCGACCGTCCTGCCGACACGCATCAACCACGGCTCCGAAGGGGAGTTGACCGCGCTCGGGTTCAAGCTCGGCGACAACGTCGCGGGCGACCCTCTGTTCCGTCAGGCCGAGCTGCCGCCCGGGTGGAAGCGCCAGGGCTCGGACCATTCGATGTGGTCGTACGTCGTGGACGAACTGGGTCGCAAGCGGCTCAGCATCTTCTACAAGGCCGCCTTCTACGACCGGGACGCGTTCCTCAGCGTCAACACCGTCTTCGGCTACGTCCACGAGTGCCTGGACCAAAAGCATCAGCCCGTCCTCGATGAGTCGTGGGCCACCCGCGACGCGGTCATCCAGGCTGCGCAAAGCCGTCAGAAGCAGGCCCTCGAATACCTCGACATGTACGAGAAGGACGACGACGAGTACGGGCGCAAGCGGGCCGCTGAGCTTCGGGCGGAGATCGCCGCCAGCCAGGCCCTGATCGACTCGCTGGCCACCCAGGATGAGGAGACCTCCCGATGAACGCCCTCGACAAGGTCGCCCCCTACCCGACGAGGGAAGAGGACGCCACCGCCGACGCGATGGTCGCCCACTTCGCCGCCTTCGCTCTCATGCACCAGGCGCTCGTCCTGAACCACCTGGACTACAAGACCGACCGCGCCAACTACATGCGTTCGATGGGCCACGCAGTCAGCTACTACGGCCTCGCGAGTCTCCTCCGCCAGGTGAAGGAGCACGCCGGCGCGGACAAGGCCGACGAGGTCGCCAAGGAACTGTGGGAGGCATGGGAGGACGGCTCCAGCATCGGCGAATGGTGCTGGGAGTGGCTCACCGAGTACGGCATCGACCCGGAGGCTGTGCAGAAGGCTGCCGTGGAGGTGCACGCCGCTCAGGCGCCGGAGGAGCCCTTCCGGATCACGGCAGAGACGTACCACGCGTCCCGCGAGAAGGCGACGGGCCGCGTCGAACTGGAGATCGGCGGTTCCGGGCGCCGGGTCGTGATCGACCTCGGGGACGACGGAGATGAGATCCTCGCCGGCCTGCTGGGCTTCCACGAGCGCGACGAAGAGGACACCTTCTTCGACGAGGAGGACGACGAGGACGCCGCTGGGGCCGCTCAGGCACAGAAGGGCGGCCAGGCATGAGCCCCGCGGAGAACCTGCTCGGCGCCGTCCGCCGCAAGCCGAACGGCCGCGTCATCGCGGTCCTGTGGCCGTCCCCTCCCCACCCTGCCCGCTGGATGGTGACGGACGCGTGGGGCTCGTGCGGCTACGAAACCGACGAGGCCGTGAAGGACTGGCCTGTCGTCGGCGCCGTCCCGTACAGCCCGGCTGCTGGCTTCCCGATCCCGGAGCCTGAGCAGAAGGGCGGGACGCCGTGACCACCTGGGACACGCTGGCCTTCCTCGCCTCTCTGGCGAACGACGCCTCCCACGGGACGCTGCTCCTGGCCGCCGTCACCCTCGCTGTCGTCCTGGCGGTGTCTCCGTTCGTCGCGGCCTTCGAGTACGGCCGGCGGCAGCGCCGCGCTGAGCGTGCCGAGTGGGCCGCCATGGAGGTGGAGCAGCTCTCCGCCATCGGCGCCGAAACGCTCGGCCTCCAGGACCTCGACCCTGACGCTTTCCGCCGTGGCACCCGCCGGCTCGCGGACGACCTGTTCGACGTGTTCGGAGAGGACGACTGATGGCTGGGCTGACCGCAACCGACCTGTTCGCCGGAGCCGGCGGCTCCTCCGAAGGCCTGACGCAGGCCGGATACCGCGTCGCCATCGCCGCGAACCACTGGCCCGTTGCCGTGGCCACGCACGAAATCAACCACCCCGGCACCGAGCACCGCACTGCCGACCTGTCCGAGGTCGACTGGCGCACCTTCCCGACCACCGATGTGCTGTGGGCGTCGCCGTCCTGCGTGTGGCACGCCCGCGCCGGTGGGCGGCGACGCCCGCCGGCCGAGGTCGAGCGGTTACGTCAGGACGCGGGCGCGATTGATAGGGCTACCGCGTTCGCGGTCATCGCCGCCGCCGAAGTGCACAAGTACGCCGCCGTACTGGTCGAGAACGTGCCCGAGTTCACCGACTGGACGCTCTACCCGTGGTGGCTGGACGGCCTGCGCGCTCTCGACTACGACCGGATCACGCCGCTGCTCCTCGACGCCGCCGACTACGGGCACGCCCAGCACCGCAGGAGGCTGTTCATCGTCGCCACCCGCGATGGCCTCGACGTGGACTTGACCCCGCCCGGCATGCCCGCGGTGCCGGCGTCCACGATCCTCGACGACGACCCCGGGAAGCTGGTCGCGCGCCGCCTGTACGTGTCGCCGCAGATCGAGCAGATCACCGACGATGGCGTGCCTCACCTGGTCACTTACCGGCGCAACGCCAGGGCCAAGCGAGCCGACCGGCACCCACTGGCCTGCGTCACCGCAGGCGGCAACCACCACGGTGTGGCGACCGTGGCAGGTGGGCAGGCGTGGCACCGGCTGCTGACCAACCGCGAGTGCGCCCGCGCGCAGGGCTTCCCGGACACGTACGAGTTCACCGGCACTGGCGCCGAGGTCAAGAGACAGATCGGCAACGCCGTACCGGTGGGCATCGCCCGCTGGCTGGGCGAACGCGTGGCCGCCGCGATGAGGGGTGACGGCACCGCCCTCGCCGCGGCGCCGCCGGCTGCCTTCCAGCCCTCTCTGTTTGAGGAGGCCGTGGCATGACCGCCCCCGACCTCCGCCCCTGCTGCCAGCAGGCCGCCATCGACGGCATCACCGCCGACGAGCACTTCCCGCGGTGTGACGCCCGAGCCGACGACCCAGACCAGGACGCCCTGTTCGACCTCACCCCTCAGCCCCAGACAGGAGGGCCGCTCCTGTGAGCCCCACAACTGCACGCAAGGACCCCACCTGCGTCGACCTGTGCGACCGGTACGTGGGCCGCGTCTCCTGGCCGGCCGACCTGCACAACGCCCACCCCGACGAGCCCTCCGCTTCCACGTACGTGTGCGCCGACGAGCAGCACCAGGCCGACGCTGCCGGATGGGTGGAGTCCGTGACCGGCCACCCCGGCGTGTTCGTGCCCTGGAAGCGGTCTTCGGCGCCAGCCGTACAGGACAAGACGGAGGCCGGCGATGCATGACTTGTCTGTCTGCCTCACCGAGATAGAGGCCCTCGCCGGAACAGCGCAGCTCGAAACGGAACACCCCGGAACGGAGACGACCTCCCATGATTAGCGCCAACTGGCCCAACCGCGCGGCGTGCCGCGACTCCGACCCTGACCTTTTCTTCCCTCTGGACTCCGACATCGCGAGCGAGATCGAAGCGAAGAGGGTGTGCCGCGGCTGCCCGGTCCGCTCCGAGTGCCTCGACGACGCCGTCGAGAACGGCATGCAGCACGGCATCTGGGGTGGCCTCAACGCCAAGGAGCGCCGCAACCTCAAGCGGCGCACGCAGAAGATGGCCGCGGCCGAAGCCTTGCGTAGCGAAGACCGACCCACCGTCAGCGAGAAGTACTGCCGCGGCTGCGAGCAGACCAAGCCGGCCGACGAGTGGGGTAAGGACGTGCGCGCTACAGACGGGCTCAACGCCTACTGCCGCTCGTGCACGAATGAGGCGGCCGTCCGCCGGCGCCGCGAGGCGAAAGAGGCCAAAGAGGCGGCGGCATGATGAAGGAGCCTCGACACGGCACGTCCCGCCGCTACCACCACGGGCCGGACGAGAACGACCAGCCGGGCGTCGCCTGCCGCTGCGTGCCCTGCACGACCGCCGCGACCCGCGACATGAAACTCCGCAGACTACGCGGACCGGCGACGGTCGACGCGGAACCGGTCCGCCGGCACGTGCGCCGCCTCAAGGAAGCAGGCCTGACCTACAGGTCCATCGCGGCGATCGCCGGAGTCCAGGACATGGTGCTGTACCGGCTGCTGTGGGGGGAGCGGGCGCGCAACCTTCCGCCCAGCCGTCGGATGCGGGCAGCCAACGCCCGAGCGCTCCTGTCCGTCCGCGCTGAACAGGTCGGCGGAGAAGGCCGCGTACTCGGCGTCGGCAGCCAGCGCAGGCTACAGGCCCTCGCCCGTTCGGGCTGGCCGACCGGGCGGCTCGGCCAGGAGATCGGGCTCAACGCCCAGTACATCGGCAAGCTGATGCGCGGCGAAGCCGGCTCAACCGTAACCGCCGCCACCGCCCGAGCCGTCGCCGACTGCTACGACCGGCTGTGGAGCATCGACCCGGTCACGGCCGGCGTAGCAGCCCCCAAGGCGTCGCAGGTCCGGACCATGGCCGCCAAACGCGGCTGGCTCGGCGTGCTGGCCTGGGACGACGACCTAATCGACCTGGCCGGCGCTGACCTCGAAGCGAAACTCGCCCAACAGGTCGCCCTGATGGACGACAAGGAACTCCAACGCTGCAATCACGCCCGCACTCGCCACGGGGATAAGTCGCCGCTGGTCGTGGCCGCGTCGCGTGAGTACGAGCGGCGTAGAAGCAGGAAGCGGGCCGCAGCGTGATCACTGGGGGAGGCGCCGTGACCTCAAGAGCCGGCCGTCGAAGACCGACCTAGCTCCGCCACCTGAGTCCCTGCAAAACCCGAGAGAGAGCCCGTCTAGGTGAACGACCAGATGTCCGCAAACGCCGCCCAGACCGACGCTCAGGCGCAGGCAAGGCCCCTGGATGCCCTGAACCATGCGGCGGTCGACTGGGCGTGGGCGCAGTCGATCGCGAACAACGCGGGCGCGCGGATTGTGTTGATGTGCCTCGCTCGGCGGGTGGACGACATGTGGGAGTGCACGACCAGCCAGGAGGAGGTGGCGATGGACGCCATGCTGTCTGTCCGCTCCATTCGCCGGCACCTGGAGCAGTTGGAGGGTGACGGGTTCATCGCCCGGCAGCGTCGGTTCGACGACAAGGGTCACCGGCTGGCTGATCGGTTGCGCTTGAACCCGGGAGAATCCCTACCGGCCAATCTGTCCGGTAGGGCGATTGCCAAGGGGGCAGATTGGCCAGTGGCCAAATTGGCCGCTGGATCTGACCAGCAGAGATCCCTACAGGACAGATTGGCCGGTGGTCAAGTTGACCTGTGGCCAGATTGGCCGGTAGGGGGGCCGGACGAAACGGACATCCCCAGGTCGCGTCCAGCGGCCAAATTGACCAGTGGCCAAATTGGCCGCGCTATAAGTAGTTCTCCTACGGAGAACTACGAGAAGAACACTTCTTCTTCTCCCGAGCGACGCTCAAAGCCGAGGCGTCTCGCCGATGCTCCGCCACGAGAAGACGTCGAGCACCTGTGCGGCCGGCTTCTCAAGTGGATGCAGCACAACCAGGTGCGCAAGACCCCGGACGCCGTCAGCGAGGCATGGCGTCGAGAAGCCCGGCTCCTGCTCGACAAGGACAAGGTCCCCTTCGCAGAAGCAACCCAAGTCCTCGACTGGTGCCAGCGGGACGGGTTCTGGAGTCAGAACATCCACTCGATGCCGACCTTCCGCGAGAAGTACGGCCAGCTCGAAATGAAGTCCCGCGGAGCGCGGGGGGACACCCAAGTCAGGCAACTCCGCCCGACCGGCACCGGCGGCCACCAGCCCTACCAAAACCCCACCGACCCGTCCGTCTACCACGAGGACCTGTAGCCATGCCAGAGCCCAAGCCCCTCAGGCTCGCGATCAGCGAGACGTTCGACCGCCGCGGCGTCGACGTGTCCGCTGTCGACGACCTGCCCGAGCCTGACGATGACCCGTACATCCGGCAGGAGGTGCTGCGGCAGGCCGGCGAGTACGCCGATAAGCACATCCCGGCCCGCTATGCGGATGCTGTCGCCGACGACCCCGCCGTGATCGACTGGCTGCGGCGGGTGCTGGACCGCGCCATCACCGACTCGGTGATGCATGCCCAGTGCGCAGTGAAGACCGGACCGTCCCTGCTCATCCTCGGACCGACCGGTGTCGGCAAAACCCACCAGGCGTTCGGCGCGCTGCGGCTGCTGTCGCAGACAGGCGTTCGGTGCGCCTGGAAGAGCGTCGCCGCCGCTGACCTGTACGCCAAGCTCCGTCCCCGCCATGGCGTGGACTCTGAGACCGAATTTCGGGCGGTGGCAGATGCGCCGCTGCTGCTGGTCGACGACCTCGGTGCCGCCAAGACCAGCGAGTGGGTCGAAGAAGTCAACTATCGGCTGGTCAACTGGCGCTACGAGCGGGTCCTGCCGACTCTGTTCACATCCAACGTCCGGCCGAAGGAACTGGCCGGCAGCCTCGGCGAGCGTGTCGCCTCCCGCTTAGTCGAGATGGCCGAGCGAGTCGTCCTTGAGGGCCCCGACCGTCGCCGAGTGGGTGCATGACGTGATCGACAATTCCCCCCACGCCCTCTATCGCTTCTACGACGCCGACGGTGTCCTCCTGTACGTCGGAATCACTGCAGATCCCGGCGTCCGGTTCAAGAAGCACCGCCACGACAAGGAGTGGTGGACACAGGTCGCCACCATCCGGATCCAGAAGCTGCCCACCCGGGCGGCCGTTCTCGCGGCCGAGAAGAAGGCCATCTCTGACGAGCGACCGCTGTGGAACATCGCGCACAACAATGCCGCAGCGGCAGTGCGGAATCCGCGAGGCAACGTCTACGACGAGCACGGCCGCCTGATCGCCTGCGCCGGCTCGCACTGGTGCGCCCTCGCCGCGAAGCATCCACAGCTCGTTGCCGTAGAGCAGTACATCAAGGCGGTAGGCGATCAGTACATCGGCGACTACGAGTGGTCGCAGGACCGTGGGGTTGCTGCGTACGTGTGCGGACACGCCTTCTGGTACGGGGTCGGGAACGCACGAGACCTGCTCGGCGGGCCGCGCCTGTCGAACAAGGCCATCACTGAGGCAGTCGCAGGGCTGGCTGCCGGGGTTCCGCTCCTTGAGCCAGAGGAGACCCGCGATTGGCCGACCGAGGTGTTCAGCGGGCCGTTCGGCTTCATCCACACGCTGATCGGGAGGGGCTGGGACGCTCCCGAAGAACTGCTGGCCCCGGAGGCAGGCTTCGTCGTCTACCAGCGCATGCACGGCCTCATGCCGGACTGCGTCGGCCCATGTATCTGCCAGCCGGAGCCATGGAGTTAGCCATGACAAACACCGCAGACCCCACGACCGCGGCCCTCCACCGTCTGGAGGCCGAGCGCCTCCGCCCCACCCGCAACAGGGACGAGACACCGGCGGACCCGTGGCAGGAACTGATCGCAACTCTGGACCGGCTGCTCACCGACCCGGGCCCGCCGGACCGCGTGACCGCCCTCCTGTCCCCTGGACCGCCCCGTCCGACCAAGATCACCACCCCAACCCCCAAGGAGACCCCCAGTGAGTGACACCAAGACCCAGACCGTCGCCGAGGAACTACGCCAGGCGGCCCGCCAGATCCGCGAGGCCGTGCGGGGAACCGCTTCCGGGCCGTGGAAGGCGTCCCCGGTGTGGTCACCCGACGCCGCAGTGACCAGCGCCGTCTACTCCTACGCCTACCCGACCGGCACCCCGGAGTCCGAGGTTGTGGCCTCCGGGCTGAAGCGCTACCGCAAAGGCGGCCTGCGGAATCCGTGCAACGCGAGGTGGATCGCGCTCATGAACCCGGACGTGGCGGAGCCTCTGGCCGCCTGGTTGGAGTCGTGGGACGGGGTGGAGCTCCGCGAGGACGGGCCTCTGCCTGAGGACTTCAAGCACGCGCTGGCTGTGGCTCGCGCCCTGAACGGGACCGCTCGGTGATCCACACCGAGTTCTGGGCCCGCTACCTGGGCGAGTGGGCGGCCTACGTGGCGTCCGGTCCGGCAGTCATCGTGGAGGAGCCTCGTGAGCCTGGCCGTCCGGGGTGGCGGACGCTGGCGGCGGCAGTGGCTACGGAGTTTGAGGCGACGGGGCCGGCGGTGGAGTTGGCGGAGTCGCGGGTGTTGGAGCGGCTGGCGGAGTTGACCGCCCGGTTGGGGCCGTGGGAGGCGGCGGTCCGTCTCTTCGGCGTCCACGGTGCGGGCGGGGGTGGCTCTGGAAGGCCGCCAGAATCGGCGCTCGCGGGTTCTGGGGTGGAAATCGCATCCGTGTAAGGACGGGTCCGCGCTGAGGGCTCTACGGGGCTCTCAGCGCTCCGAGATCAGAACTGGTTGACGAGATCAAGATCAACTTACGAACTCATGATCGGAAGAGAGACGCGATGGCAAACCTCCCGCCGTTCTCCGGCGACCGGCCGACCTGCCCCAAGTGCGGCAACGTCGGCGCGAGAACCGAGTACGTCAGCCCCTCGCTGCGCTGCTCCCACCCAGGCGAGGTGCGCAGCCCCTATGCGCTCACGACAGAGCGGCTGCACCGCGAGTGCGGCCGGTGCGACTACGCCTGGGATGAGGCCACGATCGAGCAGAAGCCGCCCGTCTCCGCCCAGCAGCCGGGGGAGGCGGCCCGGTGAGCATCCGTGGCGTGTCCTTCGACTGCGACACCCCGGGCTGTTGGGCGTACTGCCAGATCAGTGCGAGAGCGGTGGCGTCTGCCTGGGCGGTCGCCGGTGAACGCTACGGCTGGAGCGAGCGTGACGGGCGGCTTTCTGCGGCCCGTGCACGCGTGGAGAGCCGGCGGGGGAGCGGTGAACGGCTACTCGCCGGCGGGCTCGGCTGGTTGCTTGAGGCGGCCGGTCTCTTTGGCCCAGTCGAGGACGTCGGAGAGCCACCACCAGTCGCGGCCGGAGATCTTCCCTTCGGCGTCGGGGAATTTGGCCACGTTGACCCACTCTGCGGAGCGGCGGCGCCAGGCGATGACGGTGTTCTCGGAGACGCCGAGGTGGGCGGCGATGCCGTCGATGCCGACTGGGGTCCATGGGTGTGTGGGGCGTGACATGGGGTCAGTGTATGTGGCCCACGGGCGCATGGCGAGACAATGCAGTGCATGGATTAAATGTGCGCCCGGTGTTGACGGGCGCATGGCTAAGCCATACAGTTGAGTCATCAGCAAGGGCGACACCCCAGGGAGACGAAATGACCGCCACCATCACCACCGAGAGCCTGATCACCAAGGCCGACAAGCTCCAGGCCCGCATCGAGCGGGAGCTCCGCGCCGCCGGCCTCGACCCGGAGATGGGCGACTACGACCACCCGCTGAACGCCGAGTGGCTGGTCCTCCACGAGGCCATCCAGCTCCGCCTGGCCGCCTAGACCTCAGGGCCCCGGACCTCCGGGGCCCTCTCTCCCTGACCGAACCGGATGCCCCAGATACCCGAGGAGGAACGAGATGGTGCGCAGGAGCTTCATCCAGGACGGCAAGACCTACTCTGACGCCCCCGCCGGTTGGCTCAAGGCTCACAAGGACGAGTGGGACGGCAAGGTCAAAGCCCGAGGTCACAGGCCCGTCTGGCGCAAGACCAACGCCATCACCTACGAAGCCGAGTGTCGGACCTGTGGCGGACACATGGCGTGCGGGACCTGGGGGAGCCACACGGCCACGGCAATCGACCTGCGCAGCGCCCGTTGCGCCTGACCCCCTCTGGCCCGGCTTCTGCCGGGCCAGCCCCTACCTCCTGAGGAGAACCGACCGATGTCTGTGACTCTGACGCAGAGGCCGATCTACACGATCGCCTGCGACCACAAGCCGGAGTGCGAGGCCACCTTTGAGGCCGAGAACGACTTCGACCGAGGCAGCGAGAACAGGACCCGTCACGCCGCCCGGGAAGCCGGATGGGACGTCCCTCCCGTACGAGGAGCGGGTTCCCGCTCGCCGTACGACTTCTGCCCCGCACACAAGCGCCGCTGACCTTCCCGGCTCTCCTCTCCCGCGATCTCGGCGGGCGTGCTTCGGAAGCAGGGGAGGGCGCCAAGACCAGACCCCCGACGACCAAGGAAGGCGACGATGACCGACGACCTCACCACACAGGAGCGTGACGCGCTCGCCGCCACGCTCGGCGACGACGACAGCCATCAGGAGTGGACGTACGAGTACGCCGTTGTCGCCTACAAGCGCGGCAAGCCCCTTGCGGAGGGCCCGTACCCGCGCCACCTCGCCGAGAAGAAGGCGGAGGACAAAGGCGGTGTGGTCGCCAAGCGCACCAAGACGACCTTCTGGGGCCGCTGGACGGCTTTGGATGCGCCGGACCCGGACTCCTTCTCCGAGGAGGGCTCCTGATGAGCGTCATAGTCTGCGTCGGCTGCGGCCTGACCACAGGCCACCTGGAGACGTGTGCAGGCGGCGGCTACGCAGTTCGTGAGGAACTGGCCGCCGAGCGCGGGGCCGAACAGGTCCATGAACACGAGCACTGGCGGCTGGACGAGCGCGTGCCAGGCTGCGATTACTGCTTGCTGGACCCGCCGAGCCTCAGCGTCCGAGTCTCCGACACCGGGCGGCGTGAGCTGGATGAGGCTCGCGAACGATACCGGCAAGGGCGGACCGCCCTGGAGCAGTACGACGCCGAACGGTCCGCAATCATCGCCGCCCACCCGTACTCCTCCGAGGAGGGCTCCCGATGAGACGCACGCCCAGCACGGACAACCAGGCAGAGATCGCATCCCGGTTCGCCAGGACCGGCAAAGACGACCCGACGATCGCGCGGGTCCTGGAGTGCTCAGTCAGCCACGTCCGGGCGCTCCGCAAGGAGTACGGAATCGACCCGGGCGAAACCCGGTGGCTCCCGAACGGCAGCCCCCTGAACACCCGCTACGAGACGCCGCTGTCAGCCTCCCAGGATGAGGAGGGCTGACCTGTGGCTCTCACGTTCGACGACACCGCCGGCCTCATGACGAGCAGCCTGTGCGACACGACCGCGACCCGCCAGACGGACGGCCGGTGGACGGTCTCCGGCAGGGACGGCACCTACGACCGCAACGCCGCGATCACGGCGATGCTGCTGGCCGAGAGGCGCGCTGCAGGAGCGGGCGCCGATGACGTGTTCGTGCAGGGCTGGGAAGCCGAACTGAGGGAGGCCGGCCGTGGCTGAGCACCGAGAGACCCCCAAGCGCATCCAGCGCAAGCGGACCAAAGGCTGGAAGATGCCCGACAACGCCGTCTACGTAGGCCGCCCCACTCAGTGGGGCAACCCGTGGCGAGAGGGCGTGACGACGTGGACCCTCCGCCCTGACCGCACCATCGACCGGTCCGGCAAGGTGCTGACACGAGAAGACGCTGTCGAGAGCTACCGGAACTGTGTCGCGACCGACCCTGTCGAGGTGGCGCACATCCGCGAGCATCTGGCAGGCAAGGACCTGGCCTGCTGGTGCCGCCTGGATCAGGCATGCCACGCGGACGTGCTGCTGGAGATCGCCAACGGAGGCCTCGATGTCTGACCTTCCTGAGGAGGCCGTACAGGCTGGCGCTGAGGCGTGGCGGGAACGCGCCGAGACCGCCGAATCCGCCATCGCCCACGTCCGTCACGTCTGCCACCAGGCGATGGCAGAACCGGACGCTCCCGGCATGTGGCTGGTAGCGCAGCGGGTCCTCGCCGCTCTCGACGACACCAAGCCCGAGACGGGCGATGATGACGGGCATGGCCGAGCCTGATGCGCTCCTCCTCGACTTCGGCGATGAGGCCACCCGAGAGCACGTGCCCCGCTGCGCGGCCTGCAAGCACCGGTTGCGCACCCCCGGAGTCGCGTGCTCTCGGGTTGGGCCCGGACTGCGCGTCGAAGCTGGGCGTCGCTCCGCGCCGGCCTCTCCGCATCACCGGAGTCCCGTCCGGCTGGGACGTGGAGGGCCAGATGGACCTTTTCGAGGACGAGCGGTAGTCAATACGCCCGATCATGGACACGGCGTGACACGGTGGGATAGTGCACCACCAGAACCACGCTGAACGGCAAGTCCAAACCCTCCACGAAACCGCAGCCCGACTCGCGTTCCCCGGCTGGACGCCCGGCCCCGACGACTGGACGCACACCTACACCGGCTTCACCCCCGAGGGTGCTCCGTGCACTGAGGTTGCCGTCTACCGGGGCCGGACCCGCATCCACTACGTGTGCATCGCCGGGGACGAGCTGCAGCCCTTCTGGGCGCGCGTCCTCAACGCCCACGCCGACACGTGAGACGATTGCAGCAAATCGCACCGCCCCGACATACGTGAGACGCTCACATGCGAAAGGCGGCCTCCCGCCCACCGGGAGACCGCCCTCGACCCCACACCAGACCCGCCAGCACCCTCTCGCCACAGGTCTCCCACAGCGTAACCCTCGGGGGAGGCCGAAATGTCCGACCACACCTACGCCCACCTTGCCGCCCTGCGCGACGCACTACCCCACCTCGACGACGCACTCATCCCCGGCACTCCCCGCAGGTGGGCCGAACGGGACCTGACCGCCGAGCAGCGGCAACGCATGGACCGGCGCGCGGTCGAAGAGCGGGAAGCCAAGCTGGCCAACCTCGCCCGCGGCATCAAAGCCCTCGGTGACGGCCGGGCGCCGCTCCGGCTCGACGTGCTGGACGCAATGGCAGACATCGCCGCCTCGGTCCCCGAGCTCGAAGACGCCGTGTGCGAGCGCCTCGGCCTCACCCCACTCGATCGGGCGACCACCGCCGAACGCATCACCCGCCTCGTCGGACTGCTCGACCGCATCGACCTCCACGAGGACCTCGCCGAGCACGTCCACGCCGAAGCGCTCCGGCTGCGCCGGCTGGCCACGACAGCGATCGGCGATGTCGAGCAGGTGCGCAAGCTGAAGTTCCGTTGCCACATCTGCGACGCCAACAGCATGAGGGCGTTCCCGGAGCGGGAGGTCATCGTCTGCGTCAACAGCGAATGCCGCTGCGACGACGACGAATGCCCCTGCCAGTGGGAACGCCCAAGCCGCCACCGGTGGCCGTTCGAGCAGTGGCCGTGGCTGGCTGGCCTGCTCCGCGAAGGCATCGGAGTCGTCGCGTGAACGCCAGCGGAGACCTCCTCGACGAGCTGCTGTTCACCGCCGACGAAGCAGCCGAGGAGGTCGGAGTTGCGGTCGCCACCATCTACGTGTGGGTCCACCGCGGCCACCTCGCCCCCGCGGGAACCAGGGGCAAGCACAAGCTGTACCGGTTGGCCGACGTGTTCAAGGCAGAGGCGACACGCGACCGAAGTAGGCGGAAACGGGCAATGGCGTGCTAACCTGATCACTGAAAGATCAGATGGCGTGCGGTAGCCATGCCTCAAGAGCCCCGCTTCGGTGGGGCTTTTCGCATGTCACGGCCCTATACGCCGCTAGAGATCCCCATAGACGCGCACTCTCTCGGGAGTGCGCCTGCTCCGCGCGTTCTCCTCCCCGTGGATCGCGTGTCGAGCCCACCCCGGTGGCGGCCTGGTGGGGTTGAGGGACCTGCGTGCCAGGCCGCCACCACCCCCACGATCGTGCGGCCCGTCCCCTGGTGCTGGGGGGTTACGGAGGGCGGGCCGTACAACTACCCCGGGCGGCCGACCAAGCCACGACGCCTCGCTTCGGGTGGCCGCCCGGTCATCTAGCAGACTGCAAGCCGACTGCCAACAACCGCACCTAACGTCGACGCGTGGCCGACATCAGCTACTTCGACGCGTGGAGCATGTGGCTGGACGGCCGCTCCACACTCGGCAACGACCTGCTGGGCGTGTCGATGCTGTGGTGGGGGCGCGGCGGGAAGATCATGGCTTTCGTAGGTGGCCTAACGGTGGTTCTCGACCTTGTTGGCCCAGAGCGCATCCGGAAATTCAGCGGAGGCGCCGCTGGGAAGATGAAGCTTTTCGACGGCACTGCCTTGGCTGTTGGTGGACTCACCATCCTGTTTGTCTGCGGGATCACGTTCGAAGCGATAAGTCTGGTCGTCATCGCGCTGAGACACTTCGGCATAGAGACGATCTCGGACGAAACCGCCCAGATGTTTGCCTTAGTGCCGCTCGCGGTCTCGCTAGTGGCGTTGCCGGCGGTCTCCGAGGGGGCTCTGCGAGGAGTGGCCAGAGTTCTCGAAAATCGTCACCTGGAGCCGGTAGTGCGCTGGCTGGCGATGGTCGTGGCGGCGGTTGGCTTCCACTTTGATTTGCTCGCCTCGTAGCGACCTGACTCGAATGCCCGTTCGACCTGTGGGTACGCTGGCCTCGTGCAAGACGAGCCGCCCGTAGTCGTACTCCCAGGTCACCCCGCCAAAGCCGGCTACATCCTGGAGTGGCGGCAGCGGTCCGACCGCGACTGGGAAGCGCTCGTCGAGTACGTCTTGGACGCCCCCGGCTTCCGGGGCGGCCTCCAGCCCCCGGTCCGCCAGTGGGTCCACGAGTCCCATGTCGAGAAGGTCCGAGGCGAGGACTACTCCCGAGTGCCACGCACCCGCGCCTGACCCCACTCATCATCTGGCCCGCCGCCGAGCGGGCCTTCCGCATGTCTGAACACCCGATCCGAGGAGATCCCCGTGGCCGTCGAGTCCGCGATCCTGCGCGAGGGCGCGGGAGTCACCAACCTGGTCGAGCTCACCAACCCCAAGTGGGAAGCACAGCAGCGCCTGATCGAGGCCGCCCGCGAACAGGACATCGCCGTCTGGATCGGGCGCGCCACCGTCGACAAGTACGCCGGCGACTGGAACGCGGCCCAGATCGACTCTGGTATGGCCGGCGTCCCCTACGAGCGGGTGATCGGCACTCCGCAGCTCCTGACCTACGGCGGCGCGTCCTGCCTGTGGGAGTGCCTGATCGGCAACGGCACCACCACTGCAGCGCAGACGCTGACGTACTTCAACAACGGCAACGCCTACATCGGCGTTGGTGACTCCACGACGGCGGCTGCGGCGACGCAGACGGACCTGTCGGCGTCCTCGAACAAGCTGCGCAAGGCGATGGATGCCACGTATCCGCAGCACACCGACGCCACGACCTCCGGTGCGGCGTCGATCGTGTTCCGGTCCACGTTCGGCACCTCGGACGCGAACTACGCCTGGAACGAGTGGGCGATCTTCAATGGGTCCAGTGGCGGACGCATGCTGAACCGCAAGGTCGAGTCGCTCGGCACCAAAGCGTCCGGGTCGTGGGTGCTGACGCTGACCCTCACCCTCGCCTAACGATCTTGCTGTAGTCACCGCTCGACGAGGGAGGGCGGGCCATGGCCATCGGCATCGCCACCAGCCCCGCCCTGGTCACCGCGGAGACCTTCACCTCCGCGACCGCCACCACCGCCGCATTCTCACCCGCTGCGAACACCGTCCTCGTGGCGATGGTGGTCGCCAGCTCCGACACCAACCCGACGGTGTCCGGCGGCAGCCTCACCTGGACCCGCCAACGGCAGCGCATCGGCACCCTCTATGTCGAGGTGTGGACCGCGCCGTGTGTCGCGGGCGCCACCAACATCACCATCAGCGCGGGCGTCACCTCCTCGTTCCTCGCGGCGGTCGCCCTCAAAGTCGACGTCGTCACCGGCGCTGACACCTCTTCTCCGGCCGGCAACGGCGGCACCGGCACCTCAACCACGAACAACGCCACCGTCACCGGCTACACCTCCAGCGTCTCCGGCAGCCGCGGCTTCATCGCCGCCGGCGACGCCAACGCGCTCGGCACCCCCACATCCACCGACGACGCGTCCGCGTTCGACCTGACCAACATGTCCGGGCTGGCCGCCCGCAAGGCCGCCGACACAGGCAGCGCAGGGGCGTCGGTCTCGTTCAACCTCGACGCCGCCGGAACAGGAGCTGCGGCGTGGGAGTGGGCGGCATTCGAGCTGAAGCCCGCCTCCTCGGGCACCGACAAGGCCGGCACCGACTCCGCCGCACTCGCTGACGGCTCAGCTCTGGCTGCCGATGGTGCGACGACGGACTCCGCGACCACGAGCGACACGTCCGGCCTGGCCGCATCGTCGTCCACCACCGACTCGGCCGCGGCGACAGACACCTCGTCCCTCGCCGCTTCCGCGGCGGCTACGGACTCGCCGGCGCTGACCGAACAGTCTCAGCTCGGCCAGTCCCGCACCGACACTGCGTCGCTCACCGACACCGCTGCGGTGTCCGCTACGGCCTCGGCTAGCGACTCGGCCGCCTTGTCGGAGTCCTCTCGCGTCGGCGCCTCAGCCACCGACTCGGCCACACTCACCGACACGACTTCTCTGACCGCCTCACCCGCCGGCAGCGACAGCGCCTCCTTGAGCGACACCGCCCAGGTCCTCCTCGCCAGCGTAGACAGCGCGACCCTGGCCGACACCAGCCAGACCTCCGCTTCCCTGCCGGCCGTCGACACCGGCGTCCTCGCCGAGACCGCGACCGTCGCCCTCTCGTCCTCAGACCAGGCCGCTCTCGCCGAGAACAGCGCGGCGACCGCCTCACTCCAGGCCACGGACGACGCCGCCCTGGCCGACACCGCAACCGTGTCCGCCGCAACCACGGCCTCCGACTCCGCCGCTGTGACGGACACCTCCGGAGTCTCCACCGAGGACAACCCCAGCGGATCCGACACCGTGAGCCTCGGGGACAGCGCCACACTGGCGACCTCCAGCAGCGCCGTAGACGCCGCAACGGCCGTCGACCAAGCCCAACTCCTCGCCGCCCTGGCAGGAGCCGACACAGCCGCCCTCAGCGAGTCCGCGACCGTCGACCAGTCGTCCGGCCCCACCTCTGACGACACCGCCACCCTCGCAGACACGAGCAGCCTGGCGGCGGCCCTCACTGGCGCCGACCAGACCAACCTCACAGACACAGCCAACCTGGCGACCCAAAACGCCGGCACCGACACCGCAGCCCTGGCTGAAACCGCGGAGCTGTTCATCGGCCCCACCCTCGACGCGGACGACCAAGCCATCCTCGACGACCAAGCCCAAACAACGGCAGCCCTCGCCCTGTCCGATCAGGGCATCGCCACGTTCATCGCCACGGTCACCGCATCCGACAGCCGAGGCGATCAGGGGCTGCTGGGCGAATCAGCCAGCGTCCACATCATGGGCGACGAGCCAGAGGACATCGACATCAAAATCGGCCTACCGCAGAGGCACTGGAACGCCGAGACGCCGACAAGAGCATGGTCCGCCACAGCCCCACAACGTTGACAAGAGGGGGGTGGGCGGTGAGCTGCCAGGACGGCATCCCGGACTTCCCTTCCGGAACCAAGGAGTTCATCCACTCCGGCACGATCACCGGCACCTACGACCCGTCCACCCCCGTCTTCATGGCGATCGTCGCCTACGGCAGCGAGCCTGACGACGATGACTGGTACGCCGCGGCATGGGACGCTGACCGCGGCACTGCGAAAGTCCTCTACGGCGGCGAAACGGGCGTCGGAACGCTCGCTGAAGGCATCTACGACGTGTGGGTCAAGCCGGTCACAGCCACTGAGGTGCCGCTCATCCTGTCCGGCCCAATCAGGATCACCTGATGCCCTTCTCCGACAGCCAGGGCAAAGACTGGGCGCGCGAGGTCTACCTGAAGATCCGACCCGGCCACGTCATCGACATCGGGCCCGGCGCCGGCGCATACGCCAAACTGATGCGCCCTCACCACAGGGCGCGCTGGATCGGCATCGAAGCTTGGGGCCCGTACATCGCCGACTACAACCTCGACCAGCTCTACGACGTCGTCCACGTAGCCGACGCCCGCCTCGTCGACTGGACCTGGTTCGCAGGCAGAGCCGACCTCGTCATCATCGGCGACGTCCTCGAACACATGACGGCCGTACACGCGGCCGTTCTCCTCGAACGGCTCAAGAGGGTAGCGACCAACCTGCTCGTGTCCATCCCCGTCCTCCATCTGGACCAGGGCGCCGTGTTCGGCAACCCCTTCGAGCGGCACGTCGACCACTGGACGTACGAGGCGATGCTCCACGAACTCGGCGCCGGCGTGGTCGACACCTGGCAGGGCGACGTCCTCGCCTACTACTGGTGGCGACGCCCATAGGTGTTATCAGCAGGGAGGCGGCCATGGCCGGCAAGTGGCAGGGCTCCAACCGCAGAACCACACTGCCCCGCAACTGGCCCGAGCTCCGCCAGCAGGTCATGCGTAGGGACGGCTACAGGTGCACAGCCCTGCAACGCGATGAGGCCCGCTGCCCTGAGCCGGGCACAGACGTCGACCACATCGGCGATCCTAACGATCACAGCCTTGAGAATCTGCGCCTGCTCTGCTCCTGGCACCACGACCGCAAGAGCTCAGCCCAAGGCAATGCCGCACGCACCAGGCCGCCCTCACTGCGTCGCCCCACCGAACAACACCCAGGACTCCGCTAGCTGGACAGGAAACCAGGTGCCCCTCCAACACATCGGCTCCATCGTCGACAGCCTCGGCGTACAGCTCGACCTCGACGAGGGCGACATCATCACCAGCACCCTCATCCTCTGCAAGGTCGTACAGGAAGACGGCACGGTCACACTCGGATACGCACACTCCGAAGGCATGTGCTGGATCGAATGCGTCGGCCTCATCACCGCCGGCTCCGACATCGCACGCCAAGGCTACGAACAAGACGATGCCTGACGCTGAACCGGACAGGGTGGGGCATACCCCTCCCCCCGGTAGGACCCAA